CATATTTTGCGGACTTCGTTTTCGAGGAGCTTCGTGAGGACGGGAACTGGACAACCCGTATTGTGGACACCAAGGGCGGCGGACGAAAAGGTACCAGTACAAAGACTTTTGCCATAAAGCGGAAACTCATGGCAGACAAGGGCTACTTCATCGACACAATCGAGCGGCGGAGGTGATTTTGTGACACCGGAAGAGTACACGGCATTTAAGCGCCGAGAGTACATGCGCAAGTATCAAGCCGAGTATTGGCGCAAAAATTCCGATAAAATCAAAACTCAACGCAGGAAACGACGGGATAAAAGGATTGGTGAAGAAGAAAAAGTTTAGACTCTGTTGCCAAAGTTCCCTTTCCGTCATACCATACAAGAGAACATAGAAAATTTCAGGCAGAGTGCTCAAGATAGATATAGCGTGGGCGGCTCTGCCTGTTTTTGATTTGCAGGAGAGGAGGGCGCGCCATGGCAGATAACACAGTCGTACAGCGGTGCTGTTTATGTGACAGGGAGCTGAACGATACGAACGCATGGACGCTGCCTGAACGCTTTGGAAAGCGTTACTCACCTTACTGCATCAAGTGTCAGCCCAAGGTTTACGACCAGCGGGCGGCAACAGTCGGCTACAAACTTGCGATGTTTCTTTGCGCGGCAGAGTTCAATATGCCGTATATGTCTGATCTCTTCAAGGCGGCGCAGAAGCTCCAGAACGACAAGACAAACCCATGGGCAGCATACACGGTGATCCTGTGTCAGAAAGGCTACCACAAGGGTGAGAGATTCGTGCAGTTCGTCGACGGCGTAACTGATATCAAGAAAGCCTTTGACGGCAAATCCGAGACGCTGTATGTCGACGATGAAATGCTCTGCGCCGAGGATTACGTTGAGGGGCGTGTTGCGCAGGAAAAGAAATGGGGCAAAGGCCCCACGGATCACCCTTACACGCAGGAAGATTACGACAAGCTTGACCGCATTTACTCGGCCATAGCAGATGGTCGCCCCGCAATAGGCCCCCAAACGCAGATGGCGATAGAGAAGATATCCCGTTGGACACTTGAACAGGATTATTACTTTTACAACGGCGACCCGCAGAAAGCAAAACTGCTGGGTGACCTGATAAAAAGCGAGATGGAAAACGAACAGCTCCGCAAAAAGGACGAGCTGCCGCAAGACCTTGAAAAGCTTGACGGCATAGTGAGGGCGCTCGAAGCCAAGGGGCTGCTTGGACTGCCATTCCCGGAACTGCTGGCAAAACTCCATCCTGAGTACCAGATGACAAAAGACGCGGCGGAGCAGATTCTCCTCGCAATTTACAACACAAGCGCGTGGAACGAGGGACGCGCAGAGGTGGCCAGCCTGCCGCCCTCGCTCCGGCTTGATGACGAGCTGGGCGAGTTCATGCAAGAGCCCGACGAGGTCGAAAAAGAGATTTACCGCAAGCTCGACCTTGTCCGCGGTGAGGCTAAATGAGGAAGGACTACGTTTACAGCCGCAGAAGCGGCGGTTTCATCAAAAAGCAGACCCGACAGGGTGTCAACTATGATGACTTCACCGACGAATGGTGGGCGCTCCTAATATCGTTTTTCCGGTATTATCCAGATTATCTGGAAGATATCACAGAGAATCCGAACTGCAAATATCACAACAGTCTGATAGGCCGCATAATGCGGCGAGCAATGGTACGTTACCGCATGGTGGACATCATAGGTTCGCGCGGAACAACCAAAACCAGCGCCGTGATAAGTTCGGCAAGCAATAAAGGCATCTTATACCCCGGTGAAGTCACAGCGTATTACGGCCCTTCCAATAAGCAGACAGCAAAGATCGCGTCGGAGGCGTGGCACGAATATCAGTACAACTACCCGTATTTGGCGAAGCACTGGAACGTTAACAATGATTCGTCGGACACCTTCAAGATAAGCACGGCAGAGGGCAGCGCAGTCGAAGTCGCAATAGACCGAGGACGCAATACCCACTGTGTGATAGGCGAAGAGTGTGGTCAGGAGGACGGTTCGGTTCCGTTCAATTGGTCAGACTTCAATCAGGTGGTCAAGGCAACAAACCGTTTGCAGCACCTGATTGACGGCGTTCCGGATCCGTCTCACCAAGACCTTGCCGAGATATACATCACGTCGGCAAGCTCGAAAGAGAACCCCGCCTACAGCGTTTACATCAAGGCGCGCAAGAAAATGGCTGACGGTGAGAGCGCTTTTGCCTGTGCTATTCCTTGGCAAGTTCCGGTTTTGTGTCATGTAAGACCGTTTGAATACTATGACGGGCTGCGAGACACGCTGACGAAAGAAGAGTTCATGCGCGAGTGCGAATCTAAATGCACCGGCAGTGTGGACAATCCCCTTCTTAGAGATCAGTACGTACAGGATGCCAAGACGCTGACCATTATGGAGGACAGGCATTGCGGCGACCCGAACGTGCGGTACTATATAGGCTACGACGTCTCGTACCGACAGAGAAACGGCAACGCGATGTGCGCCGAGGTAGTGTTGAAAACCTACGAGCAGCGCAGGAGTACCAGTTTTAAGAAAGACTGTGTTTATTTGACCGACCTTCCCCCGCTTGATGCGGAGCGGCAGGCGCGGAGAATAAAGAACCGTTGGGCGCAGTACCGTCTTGAGGGAGCGCCTGAACCAATCATCGTTATTGACTCATGGCAGTTCGGTGAGGCTGTTGTGCAGCAGCTCCATAGAGACCTTGGAGATGGGCTTCCGCCCCTCTGTACGGTCAACAATGACGACCGATACCTCGATTTGGTTCAGAAAAACGCAAAACCGTGTATTTATTCACTTTATGCAACACCGGGGCGCAGTGGCGCAGACCCCAACATCGACATGCTCGACTACCTCACACGAGAGTTTGAACATGGCAATGTGGGATTGCTCATAACCAACGTACATGAGGGTACACGGGCTTATAAAATGGCACACAACATCAAGGATGATACGCAGGATGTCAAAATTCAGCATCCGTACATCAAGACCAAGGAACTGTGCGACCAAATAGCTAACCTGCGCCGAAAGAAAACCGGCAGCGGTTGGACGCAGGAAGAGATAAACAAGCACATCAACAAGGACTTGTGGTCGGCAATGATGTACGCCGCGAGGCCGATAAAGCTTGACGAGGACGCTTTCGTGGCAGCGCAGAACAAGCGCAAGAGCAGCTATCAGGAGGCAGCGGAACACCTGGACAGCGAGATAACATACGCGCCGGTGAGGACGCGAAGCGTGAGACGGCTTGGCCGAGGAGCAATAGTTTGATGGATATTACGAAAAACAAACTGTGGGCGCTTCCAACGACTGATAAGAACCTGAAATTGCAGGAAACATTCAGCCATTTCTACTCTGACGCAGACCATATACTGATAATTTCTTCCGATAAGCCAAAGGGCGCGATAGAGGTCACGCCTGACCTCGAATACCTCCTGGCACAGTCCGATTGGCTGTGGATATGGAGCGAAAGTAACGCGGTCCGATGCGAGGAAGAACTAAAATACCGCAAAGAGCTTGACGATTACATGAAGGACTTTGAGAAGCGCTTCTTCGCAGAGCTCGATAAAATGCAGAAAGGTGGAGCGGACATTGGAAATACAGCAGATGGGGCCGATGGAAGCTCCGGCAGCAACGAGTTATAAGGCACTCGGAGAGATATTGCAGAAAGCCAACAGCATGTACGGCGGCATGGGAATGAGCGACTATTTCACCGCTTTCTCCGCTGCCGGTGGGCTTGGATTTCTGAATAACTGGCCGCAGATACAGAACACCCGCGTAAAGGGCATAAACACGCGCCCTGCCGAGTTCACCAAAGATCAGATAAGCACAATGGTGCAGAACCCGGACGGCAGTGAAAAGAGCCTGAGAGCGGTGTCAGCGTCGCTTGCGTACAGCACCAAGACTTACGATCTGATCCTCAAGACCTATCCCGATACGCTTACCTATTCATGGTACGTATATCCCACGTACACCGATGCAGAGGTAAGCAAAAAGGCTAAATTGCGCGACATGCTGCTGGCACAGCGGCTCGTTCAGACAGTGGGTGTAAAAGAAAAAGCCCATGAGCTGTGTGGTCTGTGCATGAAATATGGCAAAGTGTTCGTCACACCGCGTATTTCGGTCGACAAAAGCCACAACAAAATAAACTACGCTTTCTTGCAGGAACTCCCGATGGACTGGTGCAAAATCGTAGGTTACAACAACGGCCCCGGCAAATACACAGTGGCATTTAACCTGTTTTACTTCATGCGGCCGGGCAATGACTGGCGTCAGTTCGGTGACCTTTTCGAGCCGTATATGCGGATTTTCGATGAGGTTGTCGTAAAAACGCCGGGGAAATACGTCTATAACACCATCGATACAGACAAATTCAAAGCCATTCACGCGAATGAGACAATAGGAAATCCCGAATGGGTAGCCGTAGGGCGGCAGTATTTCTACTGGGTAACGCTCCCTGCCGACAGGGTTTTCACCATCGAGGTAGATGATACCACTCCCCTCGTTATCCCGCCGAACACCGGCATGTTCGTGTCACTGACGCAGATACCTAATTACGAGGCGGCACAGCTCGAAATAATCCTTAATCCGTTGACGTCTGTGCTGACTGGCTCGCTTGAAACTTATGACCCGAAGAGCGCAACGGATAACGACCCTATAAGGGTCTCTGACACGACGAGGAAGCTTTTTGAGTATCTGTGGTATCAGATGCTCAATAAGAACAACACGAGCGGCATAGGGCTTTACCTTGCGCCTGCGAAAGACTTGAAGCTTCAGACGATTTCTGACACCGTTGCGAACACGGACATAAGCTCGACGGCATATTCAGACCAGATTCTTAAAGCGGGTCTCCCCTCTCTCATTCCCACCACAAACGACCCAAAGGTCGGCGTGGCGCAGCTTTCAGCTTGGCTTGCGGCTTCTTATGCTAAGTTCATATATGGCAGCATGGAGCGGATTATGAACTGGATGATAGAGAGCCTGAACTGCAAGACCCCGATGCGCTTCAAAATGTTCGGTGACATCTTCAAGATAGATGACGAAATTGAGAACGCACGCAAGGGCATGACCAACGGCTGTCTCACCGATACGCTCAAATATGATGCGCTGTCCGGGCACACGATACTTGACGATATTGCAATATCTGATTTTGTGGACGAAAGCGGCGTAATGGATAAGCGCAGACCGCTTGTGACATCGTATTCAGCCAAGCAGGATACCAGCGGACTTCCGCCGCAGGCAAAAAAGGAAATCTCCGAGGACGGGCGACCGGAAGAACGCGGCAGCATAAACAGCGAGACGCATGAGGAAGAGATATGAAAGATCGTGCTCAAGAGAAACCGCCTGAGTTATCTGCCGAAATGATAGCAATTATCAACCGACTGCTTCAAGAAGGCAAGCGGCTGGAAATTGCCGCGAAACCCAACGGGATTCACCTTTGGGAGATTAAAAACAAGAAAATAGAGATGTAAGGAACCTCATGTAGGAGGTTCGACAAAGCCAAAGCAGGGCTATTAGCACGAAGAAATTCGTGTTGGTAGCCCTGCTTTTTTATTTCACCGCAAGGGAGGAATGAGACTTGAGAGACTTTTACGCCGCATATCGGGAGGACAGATATTCCTTCCTTTATGAACCGATGCGCAGAGCTATGAGCGCGATGGGAAATGCCATGTGGAGTTTCGCGGCGATAAAAGAACAGACATGGTACAGCGGCTATGCGGCGCTGACACGAGCCATTCACGCGCTTGAACACAAGCAGCCGGAGTACATAGACCAGCTGAAAGACATCATGGCGAAACTCGGTTTGCCGCTGGTTTATCCGACAATCCCGGAAATGCAGGACAGTTTTTCTTCCGTGGAAGAGGTGCTGGATAAGTGTATCAACCTCATCGACGGCGTTAACGACGGGCTGTCCGAGGTCATCGAGGTTTGCGACAATGCCAATTTCGAGCCGCTGGCACGCTATGCCGAGAACGTCCAGATGGAGAACTATCAGGACAGGCAGTGGCTGTGCGAGGCCAAGGCAATGGCGGAAAACGGCGGGATTAGCAGCACCAGTTTTGATAACTGGCTCAACCGCACGCTCAACGTGCCGCAGAAAGAGTGATGTCTTATGGCCAAGAACAGATACAAGGGCGCTGAAATAACGCGCACATCGCGAGGGCAGCTAAAAATTCTGTCCTCTGGCGATAGAAAACTCTACCGGGTCGAGCTGTGGATGCTGAACGACAAGGTGAACCGCAACAACTGGAAGTACATCAACCTCGCGGCGCACCTGCCTGAGTTCAAGGACATTCCCATTCTGACGGCCTATCTCCCAAGCGGGAAGATCGGCGATGGGCACAACTACGACCTCAAGAGAGACCCGAAAACGGGTGAAACCTACGCTTCTTTTACTGCCGCCGATGCCGAGAGGATAGTCGGCTGGATCCCGAAAGATGCGGATATCCGCTTAGAGCGGAAAGAAGACACAAGCTGGATAGTGGCCTCGGCATTTCTGTGGAAATGGTACGCACCGGAATTGGTTGACATGATCGCTCGGCAGGGGAACGGCATGGAAATCTCCATAGAAACGCTGGTGACCAAAGAACATATGGAAGGCGACGTTGCGGTTGAAGAGGAATACGTAGTGCTCGGCGTCACCGTCCTTGGCGCGGGAGTTGCCCCGGCTGTAGCGGGTGCGACCATCCAGTCCCTCTCTGCGATGAGAAACAGCATGGAAAAGATGTGTCTCAAAGCTGCCTCATACGCAAAGGAAGCTACAGCCAAAACAACCACACACGACAAAGGAGTGAAAGAAAACATGATTGACAAAGCACGACTCAAGGCGCTGTCGGAGAAGTTCAACGGCTATACCGTGGTCGGCGCTTCGAGCGATCTGAAACTTCTGGCTCTTGTGAACGCGAACGGTGAGCCTTTTACCTACTCCGTCGAGGAGAGCGACAAGGGCAACATCATTCCTGACCGAATAATGAGAGCCAACGCCTACGTTTCCTACAAGATAGGCGAATCCGAAGTTCAGGCGAGTCTCGATGCCTTTATGGGCGAGGCTGAAATCCGCTACAACGCCGCAACTGAGCAGGCGCAGGCCGACGCAAAGACCATCAAGCACCTTTCAGAGCAGCTTGACGCGATGAAGGGCAAGGAGGACAAACGCCGCCTGAACGCCGCAAAGACCGCCCTTGAGGACGAGTTCAAGCAGTGCAGCGGCGCGGAGGGCAAGTTCGACAGCGAAATCCTCAAAGACCTCAAGGCGAGGGTTGAGAACGGCGATTTCACCGCTCGTGAGGACGCTGACGGCAACTGGATCGGCGAAGCGGAAGTACGCATGAGTGTCAAGGCGCTGTGCATGGACGAGCAGAAGAAGCTCGACGAAGCAGCTGCCAAAGCAAGCGAGAAGCACTACTTCAACTTCAACAACATCAAAGGCAACTCTGGCGGCAGTCCGCGCACTTTCGGTGAGCTTTTCAAGGGCGACGCTCACGAATAATGAAAAAGGAGTGACAAAATAATGGCTTTTACTGAGAAAACCGCATTCCTTCCGAGAATGTGGAATAACCGCAACGACGACCTGCAGAACATCGCGGGTAAGTTCGGCAGCCTCTCCGGCACGACCTTCACCCCCGCTGACTGCTCCGCAGGCTTCATCTGCAATAAGGGCGCACACATGGCGACCGGCGGCTACCAGATGACCGCAGCCGCAGACGGCACTAAGGACGTTTACTTCTGCAATCCCGGTGACGTACAGCGCGGCACGATCGGCAACGGTCTTTACGCAGAGGGGATCAACACTCTCGGCCTTGGCATCCCGTCCGGTGTACTGGACACCTTCTCCAAGGCGATCCCCGGGGAGACCTACGCTTTCGGCGAAGGCAACTTCTCCACCGCCGTAGACGCTACGACCAACATCTACGCCACCATCGTAAACGGACTGCTCGTCGGCACCAATGCCGCCCCCGCAGCCGGTTCTGGCATCTACTTTGAGCTCGATAAGGGGCTCGGCATCGACTCCTGGACTGAGTCCAACTATAACGCGGGCAGCAGATTCAACATGCTGTGCCGCAAAGCATAAGGAAGGGAGGACGCACAACAATGAATGAACTGCTGAAGTTTAACTCTGCCCTCGGCAACCTGACCAGCAAACCGCTGTCCGGTGACGAGTACACAGACCTTGTTACTCGCGGTAGAATCCTCGCTCTTGAGAAGGCTGGCCGCGAGAAAAACAGAGCGCTTGCCGCTGCTGGCAAGCCCACTGAGGACTTTGCGTTTGCCTGCAACAGCGCGAAGGCTTTTGAGGAGCAGTGCCGCGAGTGGACTGATGACGTGCTCTACTTTGCCGCTTCCAAGGCAAATTCCGTTGTCGGCAAGTCTACTGACCGCAAGGATCGCAGCACTTTTGCCAATATGTCTCTCGCCACCGACCCCATCTTCCTCAAGGTCATGGCAACCATCATCGGGGCTACCTACTACCCCGTAACTCCTGCCCTCATTTCCCCGCTGGTGGGTGAAATGGTTTCCGTGGAGACCACTCCCAAGGGCAAGACCAAGACCATCAACGTGACTTCCAACGCTGTGTTCCAGTACAGAGACACCTCTTGGACTGCTCTGCGCAGCGTGCCGCAGGATCAGCTCTACGGCAACACTATTACGCTCAACCCCAAGCCTTTTGCCACTCGCGGCGTTATCAACTTCTACCAGATGATCGGCAACGAGGGCAACCTCGTCGATACCGTCGCCGCAATGGCTGGCGGCTATGCGGCCTACATCATGCAGAAGTTCACCACCGCCTTCGTTGAGGTTGCGGGCAACACCAAGTACGTCCCCTCCGCTCTGAAAGCCACCAGCTACACGAGCAACAACTGGGCGACCGTCTGCCAGAACGTTGCAAAGGCTAACCGTGTTCGCCGCGATCAGCTCATCGGCTACGGTGATTTCATGGCGCTGCGCAATGTCATCCCCGATACCACCGGGCTTGCCAGCGCGATCATGTACCAGCTCGGCGATCAGTACTTCCGCAACGGCTACATAACCTCCAAGGATGGCGTGCTTCTCTACGAGATTCAGCCCACCTCCACGCCGGAGACCATCAACACTACCCTGACCAGCATCTTCCCGACCGACATGATCATCATCGCTGCCCGCGCAAACGAGCGCTATGCACCTATGGTCATGTGCTTCGAGGAGGGCGCTGACACTCAGATCACCCTCACTCCGGGCGAGGACACCATCGCAACCGGCAGAATCGAGCTTCTGCAGGTCGACAGCGTCGATATTGCCCCCGTTCTGGCAAGCCGTATAGGCATCATCTCTGGCGTCACCAGCGCCTGATAATCCGCAAGCAGAGGAGGGACAACCTCCCTCCTCTGTCATCTGCCACGAAAGGAGAAATTGAGAGATGGCAATGAGCGAAGAGCAGAAAAGAAAAATGGCCGAGGGCAGGAAGAAGAAAGCGGCTGAAAAGGCTGCTGAAGCTGCCAAGCCGAAAGAGGCGGAGAAGCCCGCAGAGCCTGTTGTACAGGCAGTATATGTCACTCCCAACGAGAAGATGGTGCAGTGCATCTACATTGACAGCGTTATCCCAAATAACGAGATCATCATCGGCAATGGCCGAAAGATAAGCGGCAGCGGACGAGTGTTCTCTGTCCCCCTGAGCGAGTTCGAGAGCACGTTCATCACACCGCTTATAGCAAAACTCATCAAAACCCGAAGAATCATAGTGCTGGACGGCCTGACCGACGAGCAGAGAAGCCTTTATGACTGCGAGTATGCCGAAAATGAAGTCATCCGCCGCGAGGGTGTTTTCGATTTCTTCTTCAAGAAGGAAATCCCCGAAGCCGCAGAGATATTCGGCAGTCTGTGTGCGGAGCATCAGGAACTTGTTGCAGCACGTTTCATGGATGCCTACCTGAACGACAGCAGCCCCCTCAAACGGTATGTAAGCCGCGCCAGAGTCGTAGCACTCAACAATATATCCAAGGAAAAGCACAACGGCGACGGCATTTTCAAGCCCATGCTCGAAGCGCTGAACGCAGAAGAAGTCTAATCAGGAGGACATACCCCGATGAATGAAGTGGTCATTGCGATACTCGGCGGAAGCGCCGGAGCAGCCGTTATAAACGGCATAGTCAAGCTCACCGAGCTGATTGTGAACAGGAAGGCGCAGAAAGCTGATCGAGCGGAAGCCAAGGCAGACAATGACAGGCTTCAGGACAACGACATTACAGAGCTTAAAGACGATATCAAGTCCATTAAGGAAAGCATAAATGTCCTTACAAAAAGCAATGAGGACTTGATAGAGAGCGAGCGAGAGACACTTGGAGATCGAATAAAGCATCTCGGCTTGAAATACATCGAGCAGGGCTACGTTTGGTCGAATGACCTCGAAGATTTGATCCGGATGCACAAGGTATACCACGACACGCTCAAAGGGAACGGCTTTTATGACACGCTCATGTCGAGCGTGAGGGCGCTCCCAATCAGAAAAGAAGAAAGGAAGATACAAAAATGATGGAAAGCATGACCAATGCAGTAGTTGAAATCGCTGCAAATCTCATTACCCAGCTTGCAATCATAGCACTGACCACCGCATTTGCGTGGCTCACAGCCAAGATAGGCCAGAACAAGCACCTTGAGAACATCAACGCGGCCAAGGACGAGCTGAAAGATGCCTCCATCCAGACCGTAGGCGAGCTCAACCAGCTCTTTGTCTCCGCTTGGAAAGAGACTCAGGGAGGTAAGCTCACGGAAGAGCAGGTTGCAAAACTCGGCGCAGAACTTGTTAATTTGACCCTTAAAAAGATGAGCGGCAGCGCAATAAAAGTCCTTGAAGCTGCCAGCATCGACCTTGAGACCTACATACACGGCGCAGCTGAGGATTGGATTGGAACCCTCAAAGGCAACGGCGTAGAGGTTGGCGTCAGCACCGGCATTAAGTAAATGAATTTTCCGAAAGCGAGGTGAGTTTTGAATGAGCACAGCATGGGAACCAATCGAAACGCAGGCGATGACCTACATAAAAAACGATTTGTCCCTTGATTGGGACATGAAGAACCGCCTCGCTGTTTTCTACAACCGCATGGCGGCGTACATGGATTGGGCTATTCCCCTTTTCAACCGTCCGCCTGAAATGCTGCTGAAACTGCGAGACGTTACCGCACCGGATTTTGAGGATGTCGACTACACCCCCACAGAGAAGCAGGAAGCACCCGTGACAATAGAAACAGGACTCACTGGCTTCGATATCTGCTCATGCGGACTTATGGGCAAAGATCAGTTTGGAAATGTGACTTACTCCCCTGTTTCCTGTGTTTACTCCGCTGAGGCCGGCGACGTTGTTGTGAACATCGACCTATCCCCGGACGATACATTGTCCATCAACTTTTATAAAAGCGGCGAGTTTGCCGCAGACCTCAGCCGGACGGAGCAGACCATACTCGCCTATGCGATATACGCGGCGTGGGAGCACCGCTTCGACAACAACGCCATAGAGCGCACATCCAAGATACGCGACAGCTCTTTCACGACGATAAGCGAGGCTTCACAGACGAACGCCAACACCGCGCGGCAGAAAGAGGTCATGCAGCAGTTCTACGGCATGCTCCGCCACTACGAGGAGAACAGAAACTACATAGCAACTGTTCTCAGCACAAATCTTTGATAAGAGGAGGCGGGGCATGAATCTGAACAAACTGGCGCGAAACGCCGGGATGGTCGGCGGATGCGACTACGCCCCGCTGACAAACGAGTGGATGCACTCGCAGGGGCTGCAAAAGCAGTATTTCACCCAGCCGACGCAGGCTAATGCCGTAGACGTTGGTGATCTCGCAGACAATGTATTCAACACAGCCTGTCAGGGAGTAGATACATCCAAAGACTGGTACGAATACACGCCCATCCAGATCCGCTCGACCTTTGCATCTTCCTCCGCCACGGGCGAATTGCAGCCGGACGACTGGCAGCGTATCTATATCATCCAGCCCGCAGGACTGACTTATATCCCCATCGGCTCTTACATGCAATATGCCAACAACTGGTGGATCGTCTACAAGCCCAACAACATGGGGCTTGGAATAGGTCAGGCTGTTGTGCGGCGCTGCAACGCCGTCATTAATGTCCTCGACTACTACGGCAACGTCATTTCTATCCCCATGAGCTACGCCAAGATGGGAACCCTCGGCAACGCAAGCCATGCAACGGAGAACAGTATCACTGCAAAGAACTATATCTCCTGCGTGTGTCAGCTCAACAAATACTCCAAGGCGTTTGTAGAGAACACTCGGCTGCTCTTGGGCAATATGTCTTACGCAATGCGCGGCGTGAACAACTTCACGAGGGAGTTCACAAACAAGGCGGACAGCGTACATATCATCACTTTCACGATAGAGATGACAGAGCCACTTCCACAGGATGACTTTGAGCGTGGCGTGGCCGATGGGCTTGCCTTCAAGTGGCTGCTCTCCATAACAGCCGACAAAAGCATGAACGCCGGGGCAACGCAGACGATAGCCGTAAAAAGCATCAGGAACGGCGAGAGCGTTGTTTCTACCGCCGAGAACCCCATTACCTATGTATTTACATCATCTGACACAAACGTGCTCACAGTGGATGAAAACGGGCTTGTAAAGGCTGTTGGCGAAGGCTCTGCGACAGTAACCGTTACGCTTGCTCAAAATCCGGACATCACGCAGACCGTGGACATCACTGTTGCGGCTGCCGGAGACGGCTACGTTGCCTTTACCAGCACTCCCCTGACAGCGCTTCACTCTCTTGAGACTGCCGAGATAAGTGCGGCTTGGTTCGAGAACGGTACTGCGACAGACGATGTCGTCACATTCAGTTTTTCGGGAGCCGACGAGGATGCATACAGCGCAGACGTAAGCGGCAATACGGCAACACTCACCTGCTACAGCCTCTCAGATAAGCCTCTGATTGTGACAGCAGCACACGGAGATAGTACCACTCAAATGAGCATAGAACTTTTGGATTGAGGTGAAACCCCATGAAGTACGAATGTACCCACGCTCGCGAGGTAAATGGCATCCCTTACATAGTCTGTGACCGAGAACCGAAGCCCTCCACCGTGGATAAACAAAACCTATATCACTCGCTTTGCCCCTATCAGCGCTTTTGCGGGCAGAAAAGATGTGCGGTATTGCTTCCCGAATGGGCGCAGTGCAAGAAAAATGCCGCTGATAAGCCACAGGAGAGCGTAGAAAAGCCTGTGGTCGCAAAGGTGGACGCTGATACCCCAGCAAAGAAAAGCGCACAGAAGCGCCGCAAATAAGCTTTAACGCCAAAGGAAAAGGAGAAATGACGATGGCGATTACGATAACCGAAGAGATTCTGAGAAAGGCAGACGATTATCTGAGCCTGTCTCAAAAGGAAGGCATGGCAAAAGCGTTTGCCATTGCCTGTGTAGAAGAAATGAAAACTCCCGGAGGCGATACGCTGCCCCCTCTGCTGAGAGAACGTTTCGGCGTAAAGCAGCAGTTTCTTATGGGCGTTTTCGCAAAGAGTTATCTGCATCAGAACTTCAAGAAGCAGAACTTCATTTGGGAAGGCGTAGAAACGATTTCCGGTGAACTCGATTCCTGCATGAGCGAAGAGGCCTACGACGAGTGGGCGCAGAGCCATGTTTTCTCGCAGATGAACCGCTTTGTGCGCCGCCATGACAACGATCTTTCGGACAAGGCTTATGAAATCATGAACGATTTCAAGACGTTCTCAATGATGCTAAATGACAGCATCCATGCGCTGATAGAGCAGAACAATGACCCTGTGGGGCGTGTGATGAGAACCTTGACCGCCGAAATCACACCCGAACTCACAAAGGAAATCCTCGCACAGCTGGACGAGGTCAAGGACATGGCAGAGCAGCTTCAGAAGGAGAAAGAAAATGCCTGACTGGATAGGCGCGCAGCCCTCCACAGATAGTCCCTACTACCCCTATACGAAGGTTGTAGCGGGCAACACGATGGAGGGAGCCGAAGAGATTCCATACAGGTTGATGAAATACCTGATGGACTTGCCGTCGCGAGGTTACACACCGCCTTCGGATAACAGTTTTCCGAGGGCAAGGCTCAAGAAACTCCTGTATTGGGACGGCGCAAAGCCGCTGGAACAGCCGCTTCCGACACCACAGCAGATCAAGGCTATTCAGTTCGACCCTCTACACCCGGCAGACCCGCCCGATGCAGAACGCGGGTACAGAATATTCCCACAGGAGCTCGTCAGGCAAAGTCAGGATACGGCGCAGAGCGTTTTGAGAATCTATCTCGGCCCCGCAAACCGCATCCAGCAGAAAAACACCTACGTTTTTCGCCAGACCATCATCTACTGCATCATGTGCAACTACGGCATTGAGGCAAACATGCAGGTGATGGGAAATTCAAGGTCTTACGCCATAGTACAGGCGATTCTTGAAGCCACTGAGGGTGTGAACTTCGGTGGGGTCGGCTCGCTGAACACCTATCAAATCACAAAGTTCGATGACGAGCGAGTGAACACCGGCTACAAGATTTATCAGTACATCGACTGGAACGGCGATGACAACATCTAAAGGCATACACGCCGAGGAGAAAATATGCAAGGCGTTAATAAATATGCAAATGAAGTCCGAGAAAACAAAGAAATCGAGTTCAATGGACTGACATTTTACCCGCTGACGGTGCGCGACTTTCCCCTGTATCGAAGCGCAGCCGCCGCATTTGAACTTATGCAATCCTCATTGCCGCCGAAGTTTGCCCGCCTGTCATGGTGTCAGTGCCTTGACGAAATGGACAAGCTCGGCAACGGCAGTCCTTTTCTGGAACCAGTTCTCAATGTTGTAGCAAAAGCGTTGAGGCTTGAAAGAATCAAACTGCCTGACGGCGCATACGGGTATCAGCTTTCCACCCTGCGGAAAGAGGGCACTCTTATGGGCATTTACATCATGGAGTACGAAACTGTTCTGACCATCCAGATGATGGATGAGGTACGGCAGATAATTGCCGCACAAAACGACTATCAGCTTCCGGACGAAAAATGGAACCCGGAACTGGTTGCGGCAGAGCAGTACCTAAACGGCCAAAATATGCCGAAGCTCGATATTGAGATCGAGGCGTGGGTCTATTCCGTAGCCGCGAATGTGGGAAAAGATGCGGACGAGCTATGGGATTGGCCGATACGCAAATTCAGAGGATTTGACAGAGCAATCGACAGAACCCTCGGTTACCAAATCTACACGTTGGCTCAAGCGGTCGGGCTCACGAAGTTTGAGAAAGGCGCGCCTTATCCGACGTGGAAATTCGACAGGATTTCGGAGCTGCCTGCCGGATTCAAGACACTGACACAGCTCGAAGCCAAGGCAAAGGGGCAACTCCCTGAGCCGATGTCACAATAACAAGGAGTGATACATAATGTATTCTTTCAACCCTCAGTATGAGTTTTCCAAGGGAATCGTGTACTTTGAGGCGTTCGATGTCGCTACCGACGACCTTGTCGGCTTCTCCAAGTACGTAACCGACTTTTCTCCCGCGGGCAGCATGAATGACGGCGCAGTTGAAGGCGGCCCCGGCAACATGCTTATCATCAACATTCCCGACACCTCCCGTCTGACCTTCACGGCCAAGACCGCCGACTCCGCGCTGAACAACATGGCGCTGACTATCGGCCAGAGCCTGACCGGCAACGGCGTCGTTGAGACCTCGAAGCCCGTTGTAGCAAGCGGTGCGGCGCTGACCATAACCGGTGCTGTGGCTCCCCTTGGCGGTCAGAACGGCGCTGTGGCCTACATTCTCGGCTCTACCGGCAATGACAAGGACACGGTGGCAGCAAACAGCGGCAAGGCTTACAAGGTCGGCAGCGATGGCACTATTCAGGGCTTCACCGCTGTTTCCGGCAACACCTACTGCGTGAAGTATTTCGTGCAGAACAGCTCTGCCCTGCAGCTCGCAGTTCCCGCGCTGTTCCAGCCGAAGGTCGTCCGCGTCCACTTTGCGGTCAACATCTACGCCAAGAATGGCGGCGGTGATGCGAAGAACTCTTCCCTCTTCAAGATCCGCCACTACTACATCCCCTACTACTTCTTCACCGGCGCGCTGTCCGACACCATCAACCAGACCACTCCTGGTTCTGTTGACCTGTCCGGCAACTGCCTGACCGCTGATGAAGTCGGCACCGATGTCTGCGCAAGCAACGCCATGCCGAACTACTGCTACATCGTTGATGAGTTCGTCTCCGGCACTTCCACCGGTTCCGTCGAGGGCATCTATTTTGTCGGTGCTGGCGCAGGTGTTTCCGTGGCAAGCGGCGAGACCACCGAGCTTGTCGCCAAGTACGATGTTGCCGGTAATCTCACCAACATCTCCGACATGAGTGAGGTCACGTTCTCCACTGCGGCGGAGGGAACTGCCAAGTTCAACGACCCGCACTCTCCTGTGCTGACCGGCGTAGCTGCTGGCACCACCACGGCCACTGTCACCGTGACCAACAGCGTTTCCAAGGTGACTTACACCGACACCATCCCTGTAACTGTCACCTAAATCAAAACAAAGCCCCCGGCGCAAGTCGGGGGCTTATCCAAGACAGATGAATGATTCTTTCGATAAGGGCTTATTCCTGTGTTTTGGAGGGCAATATGAGCGTTTTACAAGATTATTTGCAGATTCGCGGATTACTGGATGCCGCCATTGAAAACGCACTAAGAGACAATGTTGCGGACGGGCTGAAAAAAGCCATACAGGAAGAGGCAGAAAAGCGGGTCTATGATGCCTATCCTGTGTCGAGCAAACGACGCAAAGAGGACGGCGGTCTCATTGATGACACGACCATGCTGACCACCGTCGATGGATTGACACTGACACTGGAAAACACAGCAGAGCCGCAGCACGCCGACGGAATTGATCTCACTCCAATCGTCGAGGAGGGCGATCCTACTTGGCATCAGCCCTTTGCTCGTCCCTTTATGGATGAAGCGCGAGACGAATACGTGGACGATGGAAAGGCCGACAGCGACATTGCAAAAGAACTAAAAGCTATGGGATTTACGGTTTCTTAGGCGGATTTGCAGGCTTTGGAGAGGACTTTTTCTTGGTTTTCGAGGGCTTATCAGTCCGCAGCATAGCAGCAAGCGCCCACTGCTGGCCGAGAGACATACCTCCTTGACCTTGCGCGAAAGCTTGAGAGGCCATTTGGGATTCATCCCAATTCATGATATCAACTCCCTTCTATATAGATTATACACTATGCGCCGTTATGTTGCAAGCGGAGGTTAACACTGAATGAGCACAATAGTACAGATACAAGTAAATGTAAATGACGCAAAAGCGATAGCCTCGCTTACCAACATAGAGAACATCGGCAAAAGACTGAGCAGTACACCAATAGAGATAAAGGTCAACGCCGGGGCTGTTGACAAAGTCTCAAAGTCGGTTATCCAGCTGGCGAAAGAGCAGACCAAACAGGCTACTGCAAGTGCAAAGCAGGCAGCGGCAGAAGCCAAGGTTCAGGTCGCGCAGGAAAAAACGAAGCAAACTTCTAACAGACTTGCCGCACAACAAGAGAAAACCGCGCAGTCGGCCAATAGATTGGCTACTGGACAGACCAAAGCCGCATCTGCAACGCAAAAAGCGGGCACCGAGGCGCAGAAAACTTCGGCGCTGACCGACCTGCTGGGAGACAGTCTTGGTCGTATCGTTGCCAAGCAGGCGGCATGGCAGCTGATAGGCAACGGCATTGCCGCCGTGAAGAACTCTTTTGTTGAAGCTCTTTCCACCATGAAAGAGGTCGACAGTGAGCTTGCGACCGTGCGCAAGGTCACCGGCATGACCAAGGACGAGATGGATGCTCTTGGCGAATCGGCGTATTCCACCGCATCTAAGTACGGCGTTGCAGCAAACGAGTACCTCCAGAACGTTTCTACTTTCGCCCGTGCAGGTTACAAAGAAGCCGCACAGGGTCTTGGCGAGTTGGCCATAAAGACGCAGCTCGTCGGCGACACGGATCAGGAGACAGCATCGCAGTTTCTCCTTTCGGCAGACGCAGCATGGAAATATCACGGCAATGTTGAAAAGCTTTCCCTCGCACTGGATGAAGCAAACACTATAGATAACAACTATGCAACATCCATCCAGAAAATAGCTGAAGGCTTGCCCATTGTTGCAAATGTGGCCTCAATGGCTGGAATGTCCATGGAAGAAACCATGGCCATGCTCGGCACGATCACCGCCACTACGCAGGAGAGCGGTACAAAGGCGGCAACTGCGGCCAGAGCGCTTATTCTCAACATTCTGGGCGATACGACTACCGAAATTTCGGATGGCGTGACGGTAACCGAGGAATCCGTACAGTCTCTTAGCGGCATACTCCAAAAGTACGCCCCCGACGTTGTCGCTGCGGCGGAGGCCACGGGGAAGCTTATAAACCCGATGGAAGCCATCGAGGCGTTGTCAAAGGCAGCAAAGGACGGGCTGATTTCCGAAGCCGATTTGATGCAGATGGTTTCTGCTCTCGGTGGAAAACTCCGCACGAACCAACTCCTTGCGCTCCTTGAAAACTTTGGTATGTACAAAAACATGTTGGCTGATATGGGCGTCGCTGCAGGCAGCGCCGATCAGGAAGTCAGCGTCATGCTTGATACTTGGGATGCAAAGGCAAATATCCTCAAGAACACATGGACTGAGTTCGTCTCCAACATGGTTGATACCAGTCTCATAAAAGGCGCTCTCGACGTCATTACTGGGCTTATTAAAGTTCTTGACAGCGACTTTGGGCACTTGGTAATAACAGCAACAACAGCGGCGACAGCAGCGGCGCTATTGGGCAAAGCTTTTACGTCTATAAAAGGTTCAGCGTTCATCTCCACATTGATAGGAATGACGAAAAGCACAGCGGACTTCAAGGCGGGATGGTCGCTGCTTACAGAGGGACTACGGGCAAACCCATTCCCCGTCGTAACGGCCGCCATTGTAGCACTGATAGCTACGTTAAAATTGGCCATTGACGCCACGGAACGCGCCTATGACGAAATCATAGACCGCGGGAAAGAGGCAAAGAGTGAGGCCGCGAACATTTCCGAGCTTTACTCTGAATACACAGCAGCAGCAAAGGCCGTGGATGGCACTGCAGAAGCTGACAAGCGTCTCGCGCAAGCATCCAAATCCCTTGCCGAAGCCTTAGGGGTGGAGCGAGGCGAAGTAGACGGGCTGGCAGATAGTTATGAAAACCTAACTTTATCTAAGTTAGAATCTCTTGCGGACGAAGCCTCCGCCTCTGTAATAGCTGCGGAAGGCAAGCTTACAGACCCAGCACTTAATGGGGGCGGCATACTCGGCGATATGCCTTCGGGGCTACTGGCTGCGCTGAGTAAAGAGACCGGCGAAATCGCAACAACAGCCGAGCAGTATGTTGCGGTCTATGAAAAACTTTCAGCTATAAGGTCCCAGATGCTAAAGGATGGCGCGAAACTCACCGAAATCGGTGGCAAAACTTTCCGATACGATCAGATTGAAAAAGCAATTACCAGTCTCAAGCCCCGGGTAGAGGACTACAATAACGCCTTAGCTAATCAGCAGGATATATTAGACCTCATCGAAGAAAAGAGCACCGATACCTCTGATTCTGTAGCAGGTTCTTTTGAGGAAGCAAAGAACTCGGTCGACGCAGCGACAGAAGCTTTACAGAGATACAACGCCGAACTTGACGGGCTGGCTGACAAAGAAGCCAACGCAAATGCGATGCAGACAGCCTTCAACAACGCCATGAAGGACTTTCAGGCAGGCAAAGTCAGCTCGGCATACGTCAAGTCTTTCTACGATCAGTTTATCCCCGACGATATAAAACAGCAGTTTGGGTATAGTGTCGCCGATGCCATGGAATGGGCAATGAGCGACAGCAACCTCGGCAAAATATTCAACAGCGGTGACATGTTTGGAGCGTTCCAAGATGTCATAAAGGAAGCGGCGCAGAGCGGCTCCCTCGACGGCATTGTGTCTGTTGACGAGGATGGCATAATCACCGCAATCTCTTCCTATAAGCAGCTCGCAGAACAGCTCGGAATAACCGAGGGGATGGCGCAGGCTCTCGCTCAGGGACTCAGTGTCTACATGGACGGTATCTTCTACACCGGAGAGGAAGCCGCTGATATCGTATCTCAGCTGGGCGACAAGCTCGGTGAGAACTCTCATTCGCTGTCAGACTATGCTTCTGCGCTGTCTCAAATCACCGGACAGACGACCGTCGAAGGTCTTCTCAGTGTATTTGAGGGGCTGGAACGAGCCGGTGCCATCAACTGGGCAGACAAACTCGGCGTAGGGTCTGCCGAGGAAGCCCGCAGCGAAATAATCTCGACAATTCAGGCACTTCTCGGTGAGACAGACGATGCCAAAGCTAAAATTGAGGATCCTGTTTCATTTGACATCGATGCAGAAACGAAAGAGGCAAACTCGAAGCTTGCTCAGTTAAATGAGCAGAAAAAAACAGCTTCAGAACCAACAGATATCCCGGTAACAGTATCTGGTGACGGGGAAGCTAAACAACAGCTTGACGACATCAATCAAGCAAAAGAAGATGCGAGCGGTTCGGTAGAGACCGATGTAGATTCTTCTGGCGCCGCAGAAGCCGCAAGCGACCTGCGGGACGTTGGCGACGCGGCAAAAGAAATCCCCGATTCCAAGCAGATACACGTTGCCGTCAGAGATAACGCGAGCGGTGTGCTCTACGGCATCAAGTCACGTATCGACGCGATCAAAAGCAAAACCGTCACTATCACAACAATAGAGCGCAAGTACAAGGGAACAGCGAATGGCGGACTGGTTCCCACCAATGCAAGCGGCACGCAAAACGCTCCGGGCGGGCGCGCGCTGGTCAATGACGGTGCGCCGGTTAATGGCAGTTCAGCAGAGCTTATTGTAGACAAAGGCGACGCCTATATAGCCAACGACGGTAAAATGGCCATTGTCGACCTGTCCCCAGGCGCTAAAGTCTACACTGCCAAGCAGACCCAAGATATGCTGTCTGACGAAAAGGAAGAAATTCCGATGCACGCAGGCGGTACAGGTCTTGGCAAGCCAGGCAACGGTGGCGTTTATGGTGGCGATTATAGTGGAGGTACGGGTGTAGGCGGCAGCACAGCCAGCAACACCGAAGACGACGATCCGCTTAAAAAGGAAATCAGCGAAAAGCTTGACAACCTCGATAAGCAGATAGAACTCGCCCGAAACCAGAACGACCGCGCCAAGGAACAGGCTTTGCAGCAGCAAGCCGCAGAACTCGTTAAAGATTTTGTGCAGCAGTATCTTGACAAGGGGTATAGCAATACATCAAACGAAGTTCTCGACCTGCTCAACCGCGGTTATGGCTACTCAGATGACCTTATGGCCGAGTTGGTCGACTCATTGGAGGCTCTTACCGATTCGACCAACGCAGCCAATAAGCTTGCAGAGAAACAACAGGCGGTTGAAAAGGCACGGCAGGAGCTTGAAAACACCAAGAAACAGCGCACGGTCAGAATCTACAATCCAGTCACCGGACAGTGGGAATGGGTGGCAAAAGCCGATGACATCCTCAAGGCTCAAGAGAATCTGGCAGAGGCAGAGAAAGATTATCAGGATGCCAAAATCGAGCAGGAACTTGATGCGATCAAGAACGGCAATATCGGTGATATTGGTGACCTGACCATGAGTCCGGCGCTGCGAGAGGTGATAGCGAACGCGAGCGATGAGGAGCAGAAGCGCATTGCCGATATTCTGCACGCCATTTCAGGCGGTGCAAAGAACACCACCGATACCACCGGAGAGAGCATCTTCCGCAGCACCGACAGTCACGACGTATACTACCAGTTCGGCGATTTGAAGCTCTCCGAAACAGAGGCAAAGAATATGACCGTCAAGGAGCTTGCCGAAAAGCTCAAGACTTTGAAGCTCACTTAAACGGGAGGCGCTAATATGCTCGAAGGAATTATAGAGTTTTGGAACGCACTAAAACCCAAGGTAGATCAGGCCGTGACCGAGAGAACTGGGAACTGCCTGCGTGTGGACAGGTTCGACGTCGTCGCCGCTCCAAGTAACGGGAAGATATCTGTGCGTCAGCCATACGGGCGCACGATATCCATCCCGTACTGCGAAGAAGTCGCAACCGCCACAGCCGGAGACACAGTGCTTGTCATCTGGTGGGGAAGCCTGTCGACCGGCAAAGCATGGTGTTTCGGCGACGGGCCGAAGTGATGGGAGGTGAGAAGCTTTGCTTTTTCAGCCGTCAAATATAAGCCCTGATGAAATAAACAGCAGCGGTACAGTAGACCTGACGCAGCCGCTGGACATAAGCTGGCAAGTCAATGGGGATTCCCCTATGCTTGCGTATCAAATTGTTCTCTATGAAAACAATTCTGCTTCTACCGAAAAGTACGACACCGGCAAAGTCTTGCTTACGACCCCGTTTTGGGGCGTGAATTACGCAGGAGAGACTCAATTCTATACCGTAACCATCCCAAAAGCGACACTGAGCGCAAGCGGCATCACGAACGGCAACGAATACAAGTTCGTGATTACTCAATGGTGGAGCGGTTCTGCCTCGGTAACGCAGTCGACAGCGTCGCTGCTTCTCGGCAGGAGCACTCCAACGGTCAAAATATCCGCCATAAGCAATCCGCTGACAGGGTATTCAGCAACATTCACCGGAACGTATTCACAGGCACAGAGCGACGCTCTCGCATGGGTACGGTGGCGCATATGCGAAGTTGACAGCGAAGGCAACCGTGGAGACGCGATTGTGGACACCGGCAAAATATATGGAACCGGTGAGTTAAGGGTAGACTATTCCGGATTCCTCAACGACACCAGTTACAGCATCATCCTTGATGTTCAGACGATAAACGGCGTTGATGCGTCAAGCGGCTGGGTAGACTTCCATGTTGAATACGAGGTATCCGAAGATTCGGTCGGCAGTGCAAGCGCCTGTCAGACCTCGGACGGAAGCGTGCTGGTAACTTGGGCGCAGATAGAAACGACTCAAGGTTACGACATCTATCGCAGAACGACCGGACAGAGCAATCTTGAAAAGATAGTGACCGTCGGGCGGACAGTCGGGGAGATTCGAGATTGGAGTGCGTGTTCCGGGCAGGAATATACATATTATGTTTTCCCCACAGGCCCATTGGCATACCTCACTGCTGCAATCGTCACCAACGCCGTGAAAGTGCAGTTCTGGATGTGGAATATCATAGAAGCCACTCCCAATGCAGACGGCACATATACCGCTGTGGCAAGCTACTTCTTCCGCTTTGGCAGCGGCGGTGTGGCTGAGGGACAGTTCTCCAACAACAACTCCCCTACCCTGCAGAAGAACTTCACCCGATACCCAACGCGGCAGCCAGAAACGCCTAATTACCTTACCGGCAGCGTAGGGGGCTATATCGGCAAAATAGGCAGAGATGCAACATACTCTGACACTTTAGCTCAGGCGCGGGCACTACGAAACCTCTCGACGTCTGAAAACACGCTGTTTCTGCGTGACCCCAAGGGGCATTTTCTCAATATCCACACTAACCAGCCAATCACAGTGAGTGTAGACCACAAGAGCGTTGTCATGCCGCAGACGGTGACGATTGGATGGGTCGAAGTAGGAGAAGCAACTGGACTCAAGATAATCAACTCGCCCGAAGCCACATTCTGGCCGAGTGACAGTATTATATTCACCAGCATAACTGTTGACCCTGCGACAGGATACCTTGTGTGGACAACAGGTGATAACTACGAGCTCGGTTCTGTTTTGAGTCTTTCCGATGATGGTGACCTCATTCAGACGACGACTGATGGATTCACTGTCGCTGGACTTGAAATCATCGACAGCAACAACCTTCAGGCAACTTTGAACGTGGAAGGGTGAGCGCAAAATGTATAGCAAAAACTGGCAGCAATACCTTTCCACGTTAAAGACTGACTTCACAAAACTGGCAAAGCTTGAGTTTTTGCAGCCGAACGGCAGCGTGGCTTTCGCTCTGGATAATCAGGTAACGAACAAACGTTCCAAAGCCTTCATCCAAGACGGGGACATAACTGTGAACCTGCAGAATGGTAGCCGCAGGCAGGTGAACATCGCCCTTGCAAATCTCGACGGTGCATATGACTATGCGCTCAACAAGATATGGTTTGGGCAGCAAATCAGGCTCTCCGAGGGGCTGATACTCCCGGATGGTACAGACTTCTATATTCCGCAAGGCGTTTTCCTTGTGGAAAACCCGGAAGAGGCTTTTGAGCCGGGACTCCGTCAGGCATCATATCAGCTGACCGACAAATGGGCGACAATCGACGGAACGCTTGGCGGCAACCTTGAGGGCGCTTACGGTGTAAACGCCGGAACCAACATCTTCGCCGCCATAGCTTCCCTGCTCAGGCTCAACCGCTTTGATATGTCCGGAACAGCTGGCGCGCCCATAGATGCAGTTGCTCCACTCTTTACAAGCTATTACAACGACAAAACGCAGACGCTTACCGACGGCTCAAGTGTAAGTCTGATAACCGCCCCTTACGACTATCTCAGTTCTGAGACTGGGAATATCGGCGAGGTCATCCTCGGACTTGCAGAGATGCTTGCTGCATGGGTGGGCTATAACCCGACCGGACGGCTGGCGGTAGATCCGTCACAGGATGACATTCTTGATACATCTAAACCTGTTTTGTGGGACTTCTCGATGGGCAAGCAGCTAATGGGCATCCGGTATGCGCCGAAGCCTGCCGAGGTTTACAACGATGTCATTGTAGTGGGGGCAACGAATAATGAAAGCCTTACCGCGAGAGGCAGAGCGCAGAACCGCGACATTTCCTCTGACACCTGCATCAGCCGCATAGGGCTGAAAACCAAACGGCTCTCGATGAAGGACTATTACTCCGATGAAATGTGTCAGGCGTATGCCGAATGGCAGCTTAAGCGTTACGCCGTGCTCGGCAAGACAGTAACCTTGACCACAACACAGATGTTCCACATTGTGGAGAATCAAATCATAACCATACGGCGCGAGGACAAGCCCGGAGCGCCTGTCGAGAGACACCTCGTGCAGGGCTTCACAAGGCCGATAGGACAGACGGGAACCATGACCATAAACGCAGTTTCAGTCAACGACTTCCCCATTGCTACAGCCGTCACAGACGATGAAAGAATAGGAGAGTGATAAGAGATGGCACAATACAACCTTGGTAAAGTATCGGTCAGGCCGCGCGGCGCATACGCCGCAAACACCAATTATGAATTTCTCGACAGTGTGCAGAATTTAGGCGGTTCGTGGCTCGCCCTTGCTGCAAGTAAGGACGTGCAGCCCGGTGTCACCGCAGGCTGGCAGAGCTACTGGATGATGATAACAAGAGGCATTAAAACCATCGTCGGCAGCAGCCCCGCAGACGGTCAAACCAAAATCACGATAACATTTACAGATGGTACTACCGCCGAGTATACGTACAATAATGAAGTACTTTCGGATGGTAGTGTGACGTACCAGAAACTTGCCTCCGATGCAGTTAAAGTGCAGTTTCTTAACACCACAATCGCCACGGCATCATTTGTCTCTAACAGTACATATCCGGATTACCCATACAGGGCAGCTGTGGGACTTACCGGTGTCTTAGCGAGCATGATTCCAGAGGTCATTTTCTCGCTCACAGATGCCACGAGTGGGAATTTTGCACCCGTAGCAGAGTGCTATAACGGCGGCATTTATCTATACGCCGCATCTGTACCGGACGCGGCTATCACAATCCCTACAATTCTCTGCTGGAGGTGATATTGTGGCAATAGGAAAAACAAACGCAGGCGGTGGCGGCAGTTCGGGTGCGACCCTTACCATCACAGGCGTTGTAGGCGCAACTGTTACCGTGAGTAAAGATGGAAAGACTTATACCCGGACAATTAACAACAGTGGTACAGCCGTGTTTAAAGGCCTTTCAACCGGAACATGGACGGTTACAATGTCAGGCAACGGGCAGACTACGACACGAACGGTAGAGATCGTGGCAGATTATTCGCTTACAATAGCTTATTTCTCTGCTACTATCGCCGTCACATATCCTGCAAATAGCGCATGCGTAATTAAAAACAGTTCCGGAGTACAAGTAGCAAGCGACACTAACGCTGGCACGAGTGAAAAGACGTGGACAGCAATAGTAGGCGCAACTGGGACGTATACTATTATTGCGACAGTGATGGATAGCAGCGGTAAGACGAAGTCTACTACAGTATCTATTACTACTGATGGACAAAGTGAGAGCGTGACGCTGACGTATGAGTTGATCCTCTTTGACGGCGGTGACAATACAGGTGTTACGGGAGGCTGGAAAGGAAAGAACGTTACACCAACCGTGTCTAACGTGTTGTCTTTTAGTATAACAAACACAGACGCAACGTTCCCTAAAGCTGCCAGTGTTTATACGGAGAATAAAATTGACCTCTCAAAATACAACAAACTGACAGTAATAAAATCTGAGGCTAACGGTTGGTATATTGGAGTAGCCGAAAACAAGTTCTCATGGAGCACTTATCCTCCGGGTGTTGCCGACATAGGTTTTATCGCTTATGCTAACTTGCACACCAGTGATACTCGTATTGAACTTGATATTAGCGGAATAAACACGGAATGTTATGTGGCGACATATGAAATGCTCGGTTCCATAAATCCCGAAGTGGGGGCAAAAACCAGTTCTGCCACACTTACTAATATCACGCTTAGTTAAGGGAGACAGGAGATGAAAATTTATATTGATAATGAATACAAGTGCCATGTCTCTAACGACGGCAATATGCGCGAATTTGACTTGCCCTTTTTCGACGGCAAGTGCGCAGAGTTTGTAGAGGGGTACCGCTATGTGCCGAGCGGCGAGACGTGGACACGTGGGGATGGTCAGGCGTTCAGCGGGGAGATGATAGCCCCATGGAAACTATACACCCAGCTCTACAAAGCGCAGTTAGAATATGAGGTAGCGCAATATGAAGCTGCTTTGTCAGAAATCGAGACTGCGTTGGAGGTACAGAAATGACGATAGAAGAACGGAAGAATGTCATCCTTGCCAAAATCGCAGAGATAAAGCAAGGTGGAACTGATGAGGAAAAGCAGGACATGAAAGCTGCATTGGATGTGTTGGAGGTAACGAATAAATGAGTTACGTTGATAATGCAAGGATATTGAAGGCCGAAATTGATGCTAACCGTAAAACTGTTCAACAAGTTGAAGATGCTGGTGGCATCCGAGAAGAAATTACACAATCTGATAAAATCGGTTTTGACTGGCGTATATTCTATGTCAATGATATAGCAGTGCGTAAAGATTACGTTGAACAAGAAAATCCATTTGGCACAGCCGATAATCCCATTGTATGGAAAGAGGGTATGAGTCTTATACAGAATGCCTATTATATATACGATGGTGTCAGGAAGGTCTGGACAGGCGAGGCTGGTGCAATGGCCTCTTGGGATGACACGAACTTCATAGAGATTTAAGAGAATAACAGCGAATTTTAACAGAGGATTAAGAATATGTCTATAATAGAAAAAGCCATTGCTCGGATGGAAGCATGGGCACAGGATGATTCCCATGGATATGACCAAGCCAACCGATGGGGACCGGATTATGACTGTAGTTCTGCCGTGATTCAAGCTTGGCAGAACGCAGGTGTTCCTGTGAAATCCAAGGGAGCTACATACACCGGGAATATGTATTCCGTATTTAAGTCTTGTGGGTTTGAGGACGTGACTGCATCAGTAAATTTGTCTAATGGTTCAGGCTTACAACGTGGTGATGTTCTTCTCAATCATGTCCATCATACAGCTATGTATTGCGGGAATGGACAAATAGTTCAAGCATCAATAAATGAATATGGGGCTACGACTGGTGGCCAAACTGGTGATCAGACAGGCCGAGAATTCTATATTCGTAACTATTACAATTATCCTTGGGATGTAGTACTTAGATATAATGACAACGCTGAAAATATAGCTCCATCAAGTCCTGAAACACCTAAGCTTAATCGTAACATTATGGTATCTTTACCTGAGATACAAAATGGCGATATAGATGTTTCTGTTGCTATGCTTCAGGCGGCGTTAAAGTATAAGGGCTACAATCCAAGATGGGTTGATGGCGAGTTTGGCGCTCAGACCGGAGCCGCACTCAAAGCTTTTCAGTCCGACCACGGCTTAGACGCTGACGCGATTTGCGGAAAAGCGACATGGAATGAGATAACCAAAGCGTAAGCATGCACACAAAGCCCCCAGAGCGTCCAAGCGGCGTTCTGAGGGCTTTACCATATCAATTCATCGCCGCAATCAAACGGCTACCGTAGGGCTTGTGACGGCGTTTTCAAGCACATTGCCGATACTGGCTGCGAGTTTGGCGGGATGGAGACGCTGGGCGTATATCGCCGTTACCTTGGTGTCAGCGTGGCCGAGTACGCCGCTTATATCGTCGACCGCAACACCGGCTTCAAGCGCGGCGGATGCAAAGCCGTGACGCAGAGCATGAGAGCGGCAGGCGCTTTCTTCACCTATCACGGACTTGGTATACCCATTTATAAGTTCGGAGAGCTGGGTACGCTCCAAGGGCTTCCACTCCCCTGTTTTGCGGCTGACGCAACCAAACAGCGGCGCATTGTCATCGGCAGAGTCCGGACGTATACCGGAGGCGAGGTAGTTTTTCACAGCAGTCTGAGCCGCGGCAGAGAACGGAACCATGCGGGGCTTATCGCCCTTGGTGACGCGGAGCATTATGCAGCCATTCGCCCAATCGAGGTCAGCCGGGGTAAGAGAACGAAGCTCGGAGTTGCGCGCGCCAGAGAGAAGCATAAGCGTGACCTCCGCCTGTTCCCTTGCCCATGTGGCCATCTTCTTGCCGTATATGGGGCGTTCGGCGGAGATAAGGGAATGTATCTGCTCAACGCTCAGAACGTGCTCATACGGCTTCTTCTTGGCTCTGGTGACCTTTCCCTTGGGCGGCATAGCATCGTCGAACACAAACGCCTCTGTGTAGCCGTATCTGGCCGCGAACTCGGAGAGCTGACGGAGCTGCCCCATGTAGAGACTTGCTGTGGTGATAGCATCATGCGCGATGTCCGAACGGAACTTCATCACCGCGGCGGCGGTCACGTCCGCAAAACCGTGGCGCGCCATGCTCTCGCGGAAGAGTCGGAACGTCCGGGCATAACCGGTGACTGTCTGCGCCGACAGCTCGTTATTGCGCATATTCTCTATATATGCCGCACATGCGGCATCGTATTTCTCAAACATGGGGCGGCTCTCCTTTCCTGTTTAATCAGTAATCGTCATCGTCGAGGTCAACAGGGTCGATTTTGAATGTGTTGAGGACGTTCACCAGACTGTCCAGCTTTGCTTTCTGGGATGAGAGCCTTGAGTATTTGTCCTCGACCTCCCACGCCATGCTGCTCTCTTCGTCGAACCTCTCGCCGAGAATATTGAGCAACTGAACAACGATGTGGCAATCGCAGTACAGGAATTTCTTCTTTTCCGCTTCTGTAGCGGTGCATAATGTTATCGGCTCGATATACATACGGATGGCGTCGAGCAGCCCCTGTGTATTTATCATGTGTTTTGCAACAGCATTTGTCATTGTTCAGTTCCTCCCGTCCCATTTGCGCGACGCAAGATGCGCCGCATAACGCTGTACGATGCCCTCAAACACGCCCGTGAGCGCCGGGTCTTTAGCTATGACCGTGAGTTTGGAAACGCTCTGACGCTCCTTGTACGTCGCTCCTGCGGCCTTGAGACGCTTGCGCATATTGCTCTGCCGCGTGGTGAGGTTGCACCCGACCTTGCGCTCCAATGCGCTGTACAGGTCGTCGTACATAATGGGATAGCTCATGCTGTATTCTTCGCACAGCCCGGAAAGGTACTTCTTCATATTCTCCTGCCACTCGTCGCGCCCCACGGCGGGGACGGAACAGGCTTCGGCGATACGCTTCTGATTACTTTCCACCGCATCTATGCGGTCAGAGAGTTCTTTGTTGACCTGCACTTGCAGTTCAAGCATCTGCATTGCGGTCATGGGCTTGGCAATCTTCTCACGCATTTTCTCAAACGCACTGACATACATTGCGGTGAAGATAACACCCTTTTCACCGGTCATCTTGTTTGCTACCATGTCACAGCCCTTTTTCGTCAGCAGATAACACGGACGGCTTTCGCCCTTGCCGTCAGTGTAGGTGCTGGGAATGAAGAAATCAACCGGCGCAAAATTGCGCTCGTTAGATTTTCCAAGGGTTTCGGCGTAATTTCTGATGTCTCGCAGAAGCTCCTTGTGGTTCTTGCCGACAGCTTCCGCAACTTCTCTGCTGTCCACAACATCTACGCCGCTGCGGTCAATAATGGTCAATTCGTTCACTATTCTATCCTCCTGCGTAAAATACTATTTGACAGGAGTTCCGCTAAATGATAAAATAATTTCACAAGCGGAGAACTCCGTTAGTGGAATAAGCGGGTCGTTTTCATTGGAAGTGTGGACGACTTGCTTATTTTTCAATAAAAGTCTCTAACAGTTTTATACCATCTCTTATCCCTTCCGTTCGTTTGAGATTGCGTTCTTTACAATATTTGTCAAGGACTTCGAGCTCGTGATCGTCGAGGCGAACATGAATAGGATTAGATTTTGGATTCTCTGCTGGAGGTCTACCCATTTTAGGGGACATAGTTTTCACCTGCCTTTTTGTAGCCCCGCAAGTATATTACTACTTGTAGCCCAAAATGTCAATAGCTATTATGCGATATTTTTTACGCCCCGTTTTCACGGGGCGTTTTGTCTTTCAGTTAGAATCGGTGTTCCACTTTCCGCCACAATTCTCCATTGCATACTCAATTTGAGAATTAGAAAAACCGTCATTTTTGAGTAGTTCTGTCATCTGCATTTCGGAAAGGTCAGTGATATTAAGACCCGATATTGCCGTAGCCAGAGCATACTTTTCTTCCATAGTTGTTGGTCTCACAAGTCCTCTGGACGATTTTGAGACCATATCCAGAGAATCTGCAAATGTACCACAAAATTTAATCATGTATTTATTTGCCTTGAGACTCCATTCGATATTGTTCAAGTAGGTGTACTGTGTTCCAGTTGTGGGGTCATCAGAATTAACATCGACGACGTATAGTTTCTTTATGGCTTCTGTTGCATCATCCACGGACGCATTGGGATCGAGCGACTGTATGGCTGCAATCATCAAAAAGATAGCACAGATTTCCTTATCTGCGTTCCTCATTTCGTCCACTGGAACTATCACTTCCACCGATGCGAGGTGCGAACCAATATCATCGCAGTTTGCTGTTATTGCATAAAAATCACAATTAAGCGCGGCGCTACGGCTTAACGCCACCCATTGGCCTAATTTCACACTATCGTAATCACCCGCTGACGGAATCTGTACGTCATACGTGCCAGAAGTATACATCTCGTTCGCTGCCGAAAAGGTTTCAGCCATATTTTGAGAAAAAGCGGACAACGAACGTGACGCATAATAGTTTGGCGTGGACTTATCGCGCTCGTTTTTGTCAAAACCTATATAGCCATAAGTAATGGTCTGTTCCGCCGTATCATAAGAAAACCAGATATAAATCTCGTCCGTGCTTTCAACTTCTGCGCCATAGCTATTTGTTGCACCGTACTCAAGCACGACATACATAGTGCAATATGCGAAATCTCGATGCTCCTCTGGCGTTGAAACTTTTCCTGAATATCTGTGATATGAGTGAGGATTTTTCAAGTTCTCTTTTAGGAAATCTTCTGCTTTCTCGACAGCATCCCATTGGCCAAAGTAAATCATGCAAGTAGCAAGCTGATTTTCGTCCATACATTCGCTATACTCACGAATTATACGTTTAATTTCTTCTATGTTATCATTTTTCAGAGTTGAGACATAATCGACGAGATACACAGGGAACGTTCGCTCGAAGTCCTCGCAATAGGACATTTCTGCCTTTATTTCATCCGAAAGATTCTTGTAATCAGTATATAGCGCCTCGGCATCGGAGATATTCCCTGTCCAATCATTTACGAACGCCTTGATTTTCTCGTCGTAGATAGCCGCTTGGGACTTGTTATAAAACGCCTGCGACTCCTTGTAGTCCCCCAAGGTTTCAAACATTGTGCTGGCGTTTTCGTAATCGCCATTCTCATACGCGTTCTGAGCTTTTTTGTAGTCGGACATATTGCATCCGCATAAGGAGAACGCCATTACCAGCGCGAGAACAAGCGAGATAAGTTTCTTCATTTCATTGCCTCCTGTATTTATTTTCGGTTAGGATATTCACAGTATATCATAGCAGTGTGAGCAATTCAAGGGTGAAAGAAAATAGCAGGGTAAATAGCCCCGCCTTTGTTTCATTCCCTTTGTTGCGTTTCCTTTGTTTTAGTTGTTGACTTTCGCCGTAGAAAATGATATATTCTCACTAAGGACGGTTCCCGCTGGTGTCACAGCAAGAAACGGCCAACTCTACAAGTTTATAGCTTGAAATTGCCGCTTCTTGCTGGGGTTAGGGGGCGGCTATTTCTTTAGGTTTGCACCCAAACCAATAGCCGCGAGTACAAGCATGAATAACGCTATTGTATCTGTTATACTCATGGCGATACCTCCGTAGTATGTAACTTGCAGAAGTTCGCCTCCGTCCTTAGCTTGTAGGGATAATATCATATTATGCAGGATAATTCAACAAGAAAAGCTCCACGGATGACCGTGGAGCTTTTTGATCATCTGGGCATCGCCGCGTCCTCCGCGCATTTGCGGAGGAATGAGTAAGCATCGGGAGCGACAAGCGTGTTTGCGTACAGTTCCTCGTCAGGATCGTCCGCAAGGCGCACTGAAACATCATAGGTGCCAAGGAAGCAGAGGCCGGTCTGCCGCTCTGCGGCCTCCCGGAGCGCCGCAGAAACAGATTCTGCGAATATGGTAGAATCCCGGCAACTATAACGTCCTGCCTCATAAGAAAGAGGTAATGCGCTGACACACTTAAGTGCCACAATGTACCTGTTTTTAACCGTCTGCGTTTTTAAGTTCTCCATGCTCGATAAGTCCTCCCTCGTCAAATCCTTCAAAATAAAATTCCTCGCTGCCCGGTTCGCCCTTCTTCGGCACCTTGACAAGCGGGTCGCGGAGCCGGTCAAAGCGCACTCTCGTGACCGTGGGGCGCGTCTGGGTAACTTTGCGCCCATCGAAATTGTAGGAGACTGACTTGAGCTGATACTCCACGATGACGGTCTGCCCCTTTTTGAGATACTGCGTGACGATCTCGCTCATGCGCCCGTAGGCCACGAATGAGGGGAAATCGTAGGTAGATTTACCGTGAGGGCGAAAGTCGCGCTCACAGGCAAGAGTGAACTGCGCATAGGGCTTGCCGTCCACCGTGCCGTATTTCTGGACAGGGTCGCCGGTGAGATAGCCCATTATGCGTCCATCGTTCAGCATACCTCCACCACCAGTTTCAGTTTATTCTCATAATAGACGGCGCACTCGCGGCTTGCACCGCCGCCGAAGATGCTGACGGGTATCATCCTGCCGCCGATGTTGCCGAAGCTAAACCCGCGCCCCTGTGCGCTCTCAGTAAAGGCGATAGTCTCTTTGAAATCTATGTCCTTGATATTGGACACAAGCGAAAGCGACGTTGTGTCAATGCGCATAGACTGCGGCGCAATCTTGATGACCGTACCGTTGTTGAAACGGATGTGATGTTCGGATATCTTTTCGATTTTCATTACTTATCTGCTCCCCTTTCTCTTCTGTCTCTATACGGTTTACACAGCGTGTACTTCCAGCCGTGCGGTACTTTTTCGAGTTTGCACCAGCCGTCGTAGAAATACCTCATATCGCCGAAGTATTTACCGCCGGGTGCGATGTTATTATACCATGTGTCGTAGTCCGGGTAAATGCCGGAATTGATATTTGCACGACAGTATTCAAGAACCTTTTCGGGATCCCGCTCCTGCGTGTAAATTTTCACTATCTTATAGTGATCGCCGCCGTACTCGCGCTGACCGGCGAATAGTTTCTTGTGGTACATTCTTGTATTCTTCCTCCTATCTGAATTTTACAGTCACGTCGTATTCCTGCTTGAGCGCGTTCTTGACGTCCGCGAATGAAATGTCTCCGGAATTGAGCTGGGCGCAGTAGAAGTCCACCTCTTTGGCAAGGCGCTCTATCTCATCATCAGGAAAACCGTGCTTGTCCTTGAGGATGAAGAGCATCATGGTAGAAATGAAATTCGCGCCCTCTGCGTGGCCGAGAGCAAGCGCACGGTCAACGTCCTGCTGAGTGCGCGGAATACTGCGGGGAGATTTCTTTTTCATCCTCCGTGCCCTCCGTAGATAACTCCACTGACGGAGATATTCATATTGTAGCGCTCATTGAGCGTCATAAGGGACACTGTATCGTCAAGAACTCTCTGCCGCTCTGCAAGCATGTCTGGGGTCATATCTCCCTTTTTGAGCATCTTCTCGTAGCCGTAGCGGGTGGAAACGCATTTATCAGCGATGGTATTTGCCTTTATGTAGTCCACCCTGACAGGCGCAACGAAACTGTCTCTAAGCTTCTCCATTGCCTTACGCTGATGAGCCTTGTCAAGCATAAGAAAAACCTCAAATGCTTCTAAGCCTGTGGACTTTCGCAAAGACGGTAGGACTTCATCGAACAGCCATTTCTCAAAGCGTCCGGCAGACGGGAGCGCACTATGCGTGATGAGCCGATAGACATCGCCCTCTGGGATGAAGTTGGTCTCCTGCTTGCGGCCAAGGCCGTCGATGAGGTGGCGTTTCACCACCCCACGGCAATGTTGCTTAATTGCGTTGGTGGTGTCCTTGTAGCCAAGGGCATTGGCAATGTCTTTTGCGCAGAAAATATATTTTCCGTCCTCATATATCACCCTGACGTTGCCGAAATCTTCATGCTCTAAGACTTTCAATGTCAGAGGAGACGGTTCATTTTTGACTTTTACTCTCTGCTTTGTCATCATTCCCTCCTATCCTCAGTCGTGAATGTTATCTTGCTGCCATTGGGGAACTCGAAATTGAGCCTGCATCCGAAGAAGTCCGCCGCATCGATAAGATCGGACACGGAGAAACTGTCTTTCTGGAACTTATTACTCAATGCCTGAGGGGAAATACTCAAGGCTTCGGCCAGCTCTCTATGCGTCGTGCCAGTGAGCGCAAGCAAAGCCTTGACCTTTGTACCGACCAAATCTGCATCACTCCTTAAATTAAATCAAACGAAATTACGGATTAAAGAAACGGCAAAGCGGATTAAAGTGTTTATCATTTTCGCGAGGTCACGAAAATGGTCGTCTCATCGGCCTTTTTCGCGCGGTCTGCACAGTCAGCCCAGAACGTGGCGGCGGATTGCGGAGTGACAAATGCAACAGGCGTTCGGTGCTTCAAACTGCCGCAGATCACGCCGAAGAGCGTCTTTGCGATGCCTCGCGTTGGGAAGGTCATGGAGGTTATATGCGCCTCTGCGCCGCACCGAGGGCAGGGGCAGAGAGATACGCCCTCCGGCGTCGGGATGGTCTCAGGGGCGGGTCTATTCCTCATGGCCGCCTCCTTTTTCCTCCCACCGGCTGCCATTATCGCAGTCGATGCAGGGCTCCACATTGTCTAAGTCGAAATCGTACTTACACGTACCACAGCGAAATCCTGTATGATGGAGTTGCAACTGCTCAAAATAGAACACTATCGGCTTTTCCATCTCTATGACGTTTCTGTAGGCAATGCCGACCTTGTAGATGTAGTTCTCTCGGAGCTTCTTCGGAATCTCCTGTATGTATCGTCTGAAAGTCTCTAAGGTATTTGCGCGCTTGTAGTGGTTACACATCCTGCAGGACGGCATGAGGTTTGATATATCGTCGGTTCCCTCGCCCTCCGCGTTGTATGCACGCCGAGGGCGCAAGTGGTCGACCTGCATATCCTTGTAGGCAATCGCTCTGCCGCAGTAAGCACAGTGCCCGTTGTATTTGTGATATACGGACTCGCGGGTCTTTTTACTTATTGACATTACAGCACCTCCACCGGTTCTTTAAGCCACTCCAGACGACACTCGGCGCACGTCGGTTTAAGGCAGGCTTCGCCTTTAAGAACCGGACAAATTATGGCGAATTCCGCCAGCTCTTCATCAGACATATTTCTGATCTTGTCCGCGCGAGTGAATACCACGTCAGGACACTCCCGCTTCCTTGCATCTTGGCAAGCTTTCCCGCCGTAGTTCAGCAGACAGCCAGACACCCGGCATCTATCACAAAGTTTCATTCAAAGTCCCCTCTCCCAAATTTCCCGGTAGATTCGGAAATATTCTCGAAGTGGTGAGGGAAACAGTCTCCTCTCCATCTCCGCCATGAGTAATTGCTCCGCTTGGCGTTTGGAGATACGATTTTTCTCCTTCGGCGGGAGCCTGCCCTCTTTAGCCGCGATCGCAACTGGGTTTGTTTTATGCTGACCCATCATCTGCCCTCCTGTTCCATGCTCTAATTGCTTTTTCCCCTTCTTCGACTGAAGGCCAATCTCCTTTGTACCAGACACCCAAACCTCTTGCGCCACAAGTCCAACAGCTTCCGCAAACGGTCTTTTCCACGGTATCAATGGTCAAAGAGCCATCGCCGCCGCAGAACGGACAAGGTTTAAGTTTGTTCATTGGCTTCGACATCCTTTCTCGGTCTGAGTTTCCAGCAAAGGAAATAACTTTCTCTTGTCATATAAAGTTCGTACTTTTTCAGCATCTCATATAGTCCGTCAATGCAGTACCAGTTGTCCGCATTGCACACATGCTCCTCCCGATCCCAATTCTCACAACCGGGACAAACAAAGTGAGAACAGACCTCGTGACATGCTGCCTGAAACACTTCATCCGTCATCCCATCATCTGGGTCAACATATTCCCAAAGTTCACTGACAAGAAAGTCGCACTTTTCATGGGAAAACCAGTCATAAATACACCCCTCACATTTAAGCACGTCATATCTGTACTTTTCTCCCGGCTCTATATACTCGTTACAATAAGAACACGTATGACGCTTCCGGGCTTTTCTCCACTGTGTTTTCAATATGTCAGGCATTGCTGTCACCTCCGTCCATTCTCGCGCCGCAGTTGGGGCAGTAATGTCCAAGCGTAAATTCGGAAAACACGGTTCTGCAAGCGGAACACCTTTTGTTTTCGTACTCTGGTATCGGAATCCATCGTCCATGCGCCACATCCTCGAACTGTTTGAGGTGTTCGCGCAGTTCCGCGCATACCCATGCCGCCTGATAGAGAAGCGCTAAAACGCCCTCTATGCTGTCGGTTCCATCGACCAGCCACTCTGCCATAGTAAACGAAATATCGCTATCAGACATAGTTTCTGGAAATGCGGCGTATTTCGTATGTCTACGCACAATCTTTCGTATCAAATCAAACAGGGTTATGTCCGCACCGTTCTCTCCGTATCCACGCACCCACGTTTCCTTGTCTTTGACGTAGAACAGATTTAGTGCCGTTTGGGTATTGTTTTTCGGGGTATCAGTTGTAAGCCTCATTTAGTTCTCCTTTCTCACTCCACCGCTGCAAAAGAAATCGTCCTCCACAGGGATGCAACCGTAGAACGCGCCCATCGGCTCCGAGCAGAATCTCTTTCCGAACTCTGTAAGTCCGCTCCTCTTACAGTCTTTGCAACGCACCACTGTTACAGCGTAGCCTTTCAGCCGCTCTAACGCTCTTTCGCAGGTAGGGCACAAATCTTGCGGCGTGACAGACCCGAACCACGCTCCGCACGCTTTACAATCAGGCATTGTCATCACCTCCGCCCATTCTCGCACCACACATTGGACAAAAAGGCGTTTCTTCCCACGGTTCGGTCTCGTAATCATACTCGACTTCGTCCGGTTCCTCCCATCCACAACGGGTACATCGTCCATCCAGCCAGCGTGCAGGTGCCACTTGTACATATCCCTTCTGAATCGCCATGCGCTTAAACTCGCTCTCAGTAGGTTCGTGAATCACCTCGACCTCGGCAGCGGGAATATTATCCAGCACGCATATTGCGTCGTCCTTTATCAAGAATCGCGGATCGTACAAATTTGTTGCCCACTCACACAATTCGCGCTTTGCATCCTCTCGCTTGATGCAATCAGACATCGTCCGCCACCTCCTGCTTCGTGTCATCGCTCGTTTTCTTTATCAGGTTTAATTCGTCGGTGGAAATGGAGTTTCGGGGCTTCATCTTAGAACCACATGCAAGAGCACTTTTATCCATGAGGTTCCCTCCTTTCACTGATATTCCAATTACAGCGCGTAACTATATACCAACAAGAACCGTAGTCCTCTATGTAGTCGCCGGTTCGCGTAAGACCATTGTCGTGCGCGACAGTGAGTATCGCTTGAAGCAGCGCAGTTTTCCGGTCAAAGTAATCTTTTGCCGCTGTGGGTATATTCCACTTTGGCAGGAAAATCACATACGGGATATCGCTCCAAAACGGAGTGAGATCATATTCGACATCTTTGATATCCGGCAATGCCATCAGCTCCGCATGAAGCTTTTCCATCTGCTCCCCTATGCCAAAGGCTTTCATCGTCTTTATATCACGTTCACAGAATCCCACTGTTGTCAGCTCCTTCCTCATGTCGCAGCGCTCAAAAGCGGCTGGGTCAGTTGTGCGGCCTCAATAATATATTCCGACGGATTGACCATCACTTTTTCGTACTCCTCCGCGCCCTGAAACTCGTCTATGACGGCCTTTTCCTCGGCGGACATATCTGCATAGTGCTTGCGCCCGTAGCTGGGAGGGAGCCAACTGCGCTCTCTGGCGGCGTAGATATTCAGCCTGTCGATAAGTGGCGCGGCCTCCGGCTTGAATTTGATGTGACATGTGCCCTTTTTATAGAACTGCGCCGTAAACCATGTAAGGTCAACGACCGTCTCGCCCGCCGCGATAGCGTGCTTTACCCACGCGGAAACATTGCGCTTCTCTGTAGTCTCGCCTCGGTCGAGGTAATTCAGCGCTCGTTCCAGGTCACTCAGTTTTCCATAGACCGTATACTCGCTCAGTTCCTTTTGATTTTTCCAGCCATAGTAACTGTGAAAGCCGTTTATAGGGAGGATAACTTTCATGCCGACCTTGTGAGCCTTGTTTGTTGCCCAGCCGTTATAGTAGTGAATATTCTTCTGGCACTCCGGGAACCATGAATACTGCGCGGAGAATTTTTCAAAGAGGGCGTCTATACTCTCCTTCACACCGTCCACGAGCTGCGCGTTGAGGTCATAGTAGACCTGCTGGAGGTTGAAGAGGTTGAAATCATAGCCGCAAAGCTTGTCCACCATTGCGGTGTAGTCCTTCTGCATCTTCGAGGTCATGCGGGACGTAAACTCCGGTTTATCGAGCAGACCGCGCCAATACTTCATGCGCAGGGCTTTCATGTACCGCTCTATACCGGACGTGCCAACAGTCTGGAACTCACTGCCGTTTATGTTGATGGATATGAGCGGCTTTATGTAGCTTTTAGATGCGTCCAAGTCGTTCATTATATAGGGCATAAGGGCGTTGTATTCTTCAATGAGTTTCTTGCCAAGCTGAGCCTCAAAGTCAAAGGACTGTATCATCTGCTCCGCCCACGAGCCGTATACCATGGCGTTTGGTTCTGCCTCGTTATTGTGCAGCTCTTCCGACTGCGCTTTCTTGAGGTTTTCAAAGATGGTCGAGGTCTTGCGCTGCACAGGGATATTCACATAGACTATAGCTACTTCGACATCAGTTCTGCGCTGGGCGTGCTTGAATGCGTCGCGGACAAACTCTATCTTTGCGCCGCACTCCGCGAGTTTCTGCTTGAGGACTTTACGACGGTTGGTGTACGGATTTCTTATTGTCTCGGCGTTGAGCAGACATACAATTTGACCCCCGTCAGCCTGAAGCTCCAAGGCTTTCAAAAGATGCTCGTCGCCGTTGGAAAACGGCGGGTTCATTATGATGAGGTCATAGTGCTTATGAGAGTGGAAAGTAAGGAAGTCGTCGCCGATAACTCTGTAGTTCTTCCCGCGAAGCAGAGCAATGAGGTTTGCGTCATGCTCGATCATGTCCACAGAGTCGATATCAAATTCACTTCCGTATCGACGGCTTTTGTTGGCGAACTTTATGTACAGCTCCGCGAGGTCGCCTTTGCCCGCTGACGGCTCCAAGACTGTACAGACCTCCTCGGGCTTCTTTATATTACCGAACATCTTCCCGGCAAGCGTACTGGGCGTGGGGAAAAACTCGGCGTTCGGGTCTGCGAGGTACGAGACAATGTTTGTGCAGTTCTCCGGGGCTTCCTTATATTTCTCGGCAATTAACTGTTTGGCCTCAAAGAGAGAGGACGCTGTTCCAAGGTAACTGCCCTCTTCCAGACGGACGTCGTAATATACACCGCGTCTGCCGTAGTTATCGCGGTACTGTTTTATACTTCCGACCTTCCCGTGGTTCGTGTAGACCGTCCAATGTAGTCTGCCGTTTGGCCACTGCTCGTGAAAGTCACGGTCATAGCCGCGAAGCTGCAAGTGCTGTTCAAAGTAAAAATGCAAGGTGCTGTAATACTTCTTCATATGTTCCTCCCTGTTTCTGTGTGGTTCTCTATATCCCTTTTCCGAACATGTTCGCGATCTTCTTTCTGCCCTTGACAGTCACAAGCGTCTGTGCGCCGGTTTTCTCGCCGTTGACGTATTCCTTGAGAGTGAAATAGCCGTTATTGGTCTCGGCGTATGGTCTGAGCTGCTGTTTCTTGTCTCTGTAAAGATAGCCCGCGGCAATTAGTGAACGTATCATTTCGCGCTCCCCAATGTGCAGTTCTTTGGCGGTCTCTCGGAACGAGAGATCGTTCCCGCGGTCAATGAGGGTGTCGAAATAAGTGACCTTCGGCGTATCAGCCTTGACTTTCTCGTTGAGTTTCTTGACAGTCTCAAGGGTAGAACGGAAAAGGAGCTTCGTCTGCTCGTCCGCGTAAGACAGATATGCGTCGATGAATGCATCTTCGTTTGCCACGTAGCCGCCGGTGCGTCTTATAGTCGGAATGATTTCATCAGCAACAAGCGCCTGAAACTTCTCGGCAGTTTCGTTCTTTGCTTTCATCGCGAGGCGGTAGAAGATGTTTTCGGGGATGTAACCGTCTTTCCCCACTTCTGGGGAAAATCCCAACTCGGAAAGATACGCGCTCACACGTTCCCATTTAACGTACTCCACACCATTCTTTGTCTGGGTAAATCCCAGCCCACGTGCAACCGCTTCAAGGTTGAGGTATGCCGTGCCGTCTTTTTCGTAGCAGCTAACGCCGCTGATGTTCATAATTTCGTTTGACATTTGCTATCTTCCTTTCTGATTTTTTGTAGTTCTTCTGAGGTGTTGGGATGGTAGCATAGCTGTCAAGCGCAAAATCGGTGTTTCTCTCGGCTTTGATGTCAAATACGCAGATTTTTGTATTGTATTCATAATGCTTTGCCAGTCTACGCGGCAAAGTTTGTGCAGTTCTCCCCCCACGTAGTCGGGTGATTCTCTGTGGCTCTCCCCGACCTTGCGGGGTGATTCTGTACAGTCCCCCCGACGTAGTGACCTAATGTTGTACAGCCCTCCCGGAGGACGTTTGGGGAACGTAGTGACCTGTTTCTGTGCAGTTCCCCTAACAAGCTTTTGGCGGTGATATGGTGTAGAAATAAAGCAACTGAACATCCATATTAAATGTTGCGGCGGTGAAGTCGCGCCAGTTGTCAAACTCACCTTCGTGCAACTCGCCCTCACACAGCCATTCGGCATAAATCTTCATCTCTGTGTCTTACATCTCCTTTATCAGATTTATAAAGCCCTGCTGCTTGAGGTTCTTGAGCCAAATATGCAGGAACTCGTCAAGGCTCACGCGCAGACGCTGAGAGTACATCATCTGGACGTCCACTTCCTTGTAAACCTCGTCGTAGCTCCCGGTATAGTCATTGCGGAAAAGTACCGGCTCAATGGTCTGCGCATCCTCATCGACCGCAAACTCAATCTCAGGATCAGCCATAAGGTCGCCGTTCTGCTCGGAGTAATGCGCGATGTAGTACACGGGGCGGCCTTTATAGTCCGAGAAGTAAAGGAACTCGGCGGCAAGGCGCGTGTACGGTTCATTCTCCACGCTGATATGAAAGTCGTGTCGAGAAAGCGCCTCCAAGATGGGGCGCAAGTCCTGATAGTTCTGCTTTGCGTGTTTCAGTTCGGTCATGTTCGTAAATCCTCCCAAGTATTTTGCGGGCGCGTGTTCACACAAACCCCCGCAGTTTTTCTATTGGCCGTGTTCAGGGGCGCGGAAACTTCCCAGTAAAATCCCGCGGGCGTGTTCAGCACCCCCAAGACTTCCGCGCGCCCTGTTCACATTTCGGGACGCGGTCGCTCGCCTCTGCCCCGTTCGGTGATCCTGCCGGACACGTCCGGCGGCGGGTGCAATCTGTTTTCTTCGGGGAGGTGCACCAGCTCCCCACGGCCTTACATCAGCACCCCGGCAGGCTGACCGCCGTTTATAGCGATGGGCGCGCGTCCTCGTATCTCTCGCCGGGTTTAATCCTGTTTTCTTGCCCATGAGCGCCCGCCATATAGGCGGCTGGACTTGCACCAGCGGCGGCGGATGCCGTCGGCCTTGCGGGCTTCACGCGGCGATTATGGCCGCGCGTATTTGCTCGATGATCTCATATATTTTAGTACTGCCGGTGCCGCTGTTGCGCTTGTAATAGCGCACAGAGTACCGCGGCGCACCCTCGATAATGGTAATGCTGCATTGTGCAAAGCTATTGAGGATCCAGCCGCGAGTGCGCAAGGGAATTTTCACGCCGTGCGCGTCGGCTATCTCTACCAATAAAGCGCCGTCTTTTATCAAACCGCCGCGGGTAAAAATCTCCTCGGCCTTCTTTATCTCTTGCCGGTGCTGCTCTTCCTGCTCTGCTCTTTCCTTTGCTTCCTGCTCTTCACGTTCACGGCGGGCGGCTTCTTCTCTCGCTTCTCCATCGGCGCGCAGTTTTGCGGACAGCTCCGCGCACTTGCCAAGCTCCCCGAGTACAGCCGCGCCGACGAAGTCGGCGAACGTGCCGCCGTTGTCGCGGGCGTCGGTGTAATTACGAACGCGAACGCGCAGACGATCCCGGATATAATCCGCTTGCCGTGCAGGGTCTGAGCCGTACCGAAGTATTACGGGTTCTTCCTGCGCTCGCAGCGCGTCCGTGTTTTCGGTTCTCCGCCAAACTCGCGCCCGTTCCTCCTGCGTGCCGTATAGTTCCACGCAAGCCGGGAAAAAGCCCAGAACATCGGTAAATTTATAATCTGTCATCCGCAGCGGCACTAAATAGTTGTTGATCTCGACATAAAGAAAATACCTGTCGCGCTCATTGGCGGGGTATTGGTTTTTCTCTGTACATGTCCAAAGCTTGTACGACTCCGCGCCGTTGCTGACCTCGCGCACAAAATCCGCGCGGCAGTTTTTGCCCTCGCGGTTATACATGCCGTTAATAAAAAGGGGCTTTTTTAATGTGCTCATGTGGTAATACCTCCGTATTTTTTAGGCTCAAAGCCTGTAAAAACGCCTTGCAATCAAGACGCTTTTACAGACTGCCGGGAAAAGCCCCGGCAAACTGTTAATAGAGATAGTACCAGACAATAAATTTTGATTCTTTGCCGTCTGCGCTGCTCCATGGGGTGTACCAGGCTTTCCGCCGCTGCTTGCGGCGCTGTTCAACGAAATTTTTTGCCTGCTCTTCCGTGTCGACAAAATGGAATGTTGATTGATGTAACATTGTCAAATCCTCCTCAAATAAAATACATGGTCCCGTCCAGCTCGACGGCGACAGCCTCTTGTTTCAGCTCGTCACGCATGCGGACGGCAAAATTAACAACGTCGTCCAGATGTTCATCAAGTGCAGACTGCGCAGCATAGGCGAACACGGCGTTATTATCTTCGGCAATAAGCCCGTGCGCCTCGCTCATCCAGTACCCGCGGACGGGCGTTGACGTTGCGCCGCCGAAGCACTCAGACAGCAGCGCGGCGGCCTCGGTCACGTATGCGCTTGTATCTCCTGCCGTGCTCGCGTCAACGGTTCCGGGAACGTAAACCGTTATTTTGTGGCTGAGGCTGAAAGAGTTTTTCAAGATGTTGTTATTCATGTTCTACCTCCTGCGCCCGTCTGGGCTTGTCTGACTGTATGTATAATACACTGTTTAACAGTACATCGCAATTCGCAAAATGAACAAATAATGTACTATTTAATAGTGCATATTGTACGGCTTGACAGTACACGAAAAGTTATATATAATGAGTGATGAAAGGGGGCTATTTATGGCCGTGAGTGATAGCAGGCGGCGCGCAAATAATAAATGGGATGCCGCCAACATGACAACGCTTGGATGTCGCATGAAACGAGCTGACGCGGAGGATTTCAAAGCGGCTTGCAAGGATTCCGGAACAACCCCGAACGCCGTTTTTAATACTGCCGTTGCCGAATTTATGCAGGATTATGCAGAAGAAAAATTATTGAATGGAGGTAAAAATAATGCCGACTGAGAAGGAAATGAAAGAAGCCCGGAAAGCTATAGCGTATGATTTGATAAACATCATAGACGAGAAGCCCGAGCAAGAAACGTATACCGCCGAAGAAATAAAGAAGATAATTAAAATCTATGTCAGCACGGCAAATCAGGACTAAAACCATGTGAGGATCATACAGAAAAACAAGAGAGCAGACCGAAGTTTTCCGGTCTGCTCTCTTTTTATATAATTTGCACTGTTTAACCGTGTAAATTTGTGCAAATTGCGTCTTGCTCTGTACTGTTAAACAGTGTATAATAACACCCGTAAACAAGAAAAAAACATCTGACAGATCAGATATTAACGGAGGTAAAAAAATGAAATATTTCACACAGTGCAAAAACCTTGAGGAGCTCAAGAAGGAATTTAGACGGCTGGCCATGATCCACCACCCCGACCGCGGCGGCGACGTCGAGACCATGAAAGAGATCAATAATGAGTATGACATGATGTTTCCCGTGCTCAAGGCCAAGACAGCCGCGCAGAGCACCGAAACCGCCCAGAGCACCCGCAGCGAGTTTTACACCGCGAACGGCTGGAAGGGCGAACGGTACGAAGCCGGGCGCAGCCTCAAGGAGATAGCGCAGCTTGTACGCGCCTACATCAAGGAATTTTTCCCGGACTACCGTTTCAGCGTCCGCACGGCCTACGCTTCCATGTGCCAGGAACTTCACGTTGACATGAAAGAAGCCCCGGCGGATATCTTCAAAGCTTATGAGGAAATGACAGACGATGATATTTCCGAGTGCTGGCGTAAGGCCACCCGCAACAGCGTGTGGACCCTCAACAGCTGGAACAAGGCCGAGGAGAAAGCCGAATTTGAAAGAATTTGGAGCAAGTACGGCGCATTTTATAGATGCCTGACCGACAAGACCCGCGCCACGGTGAAAGCCGTTGACGAGTATGTGAACAGTTTCAATTATGACGACAGCGATGCAATGATAGATTACTTTGATGTTAATTTCTATTACTTCGGATGCCTGCAGAGCCCCGGCGCCGTGAAAGTCGTCCCCCGCGCACCGAGGGCAGAGAAACGCCCCGCCAAGGCCGAGAGCGAAGCCCCGGCACCGGCAGAAGCTAACGCGGATCAGCCCCAGACAGCCCCGGCGAAGCTCGCAGCGCTCCGCGTGGAGTTTAATACAGAGCATGACGGGATCGAGGTTTATTTCACTTCCAAGCCCTCACAGGCCACCCGTGACGCGCTCAAGGCCGCGGGGTATCGTTGGCATAGCGTTAAAAAATGCTGGTTCGCAAAGCGCACCGAGGCGCATTTACAGGCGCTTAAAAAAATTGAGGACGAAGCCGCAGCGTAAACCCCGCCCCATACATCACAATGCAATATAAAGCCCCTGAGACGGTCAGAAATGGCCGTCTTTTTTATTGCCTTTATATAGATGTCGACCGGGGACAGGAGCCGCGCCCACGTCCTTTAATTATATATTATTTATATTATATATATTATATCCAAGATGTTATATATACTGTGTATATAGGTATATATTAATAACCTATGTAACATTAGAATATACAGCCGCCCCCGCTCAGAACGCCGAGCACCAGAAGCGCCGCGCACAAGCTCACCAAATCCCGAACCAGACGCGAGGAACGCACCCAGAAGCCCATACAAGCGCCATATATCGCCCCCCCCTATTCTTATAGACCATACCCCGCCCCAGCCGAGCACACGACGCACGACGGAGCTTTACACAGTCGTACAGCTCCCCCCCCACACTTTTATATATAAATATCTAAGATATATATTATATATACTTAAGATTTATAATATATGTGTGTATATATTGTGTATATATCTTTCTATAGGTATATATAAAATAAGCGCTGCCAAGAAGAGAGCGAACCGCACACAGAAAGAATACACACAGCCAACGCAAGGAGTATAGCAATACCACAAAGAAGAGAGAGCACCGCCAAGAGAGGCAAGGACACAGCAACACCCAGCACAACACGCCGCTGACTGTCGAACCATTTTAATACAGTTCTTCAGATGGGGGAGTGTCGCCGATTCGCGCTTGTTCACGATTTCGGGAGCATTTGCGAGATTTTGCGAGTTTTCAAAAACTCCACGAAAAACGCCATCAGCGCAGCCGAGGCCGTCTAACTCTGGTCATTTGTGTAATAATGGCCAGAGATAGCGCCCCACCCCCACTTACAAAACCGCGCGGGGGCTTGATTTTTCAAGGTTTTCCGGTGGCAGTCCCATTCTCTCACTCATTCACTCTCCACCTCTGCCCATTCCAACTTTCATCCCCTCCCCTACTTAAAAATCAAATTCAGAATTCCAAAAGGTTCTCCCTATCGAACTGTTGCATATATCACACAATGGCATATTCAATTATAATTTGGCTAAAATACAGATAATTATTCGCTCTGGTTTTGCGTTATTCGCGTCTGTCGTGTTCTCTGGCACGTTTTGCGCGTTTCGGTGGTGTAGTTTCATTCCTGAATATCAAAAGCGTTTTTAAGGCCGTTCTCGTGCGTTTTAAGGCATATGGTTTTCAAGCAACTCTTAGCCTACTCTCAGCTAATAACCGGTTCACACTCAGCAGAGCTTTGTCTGTCGGTCGGACATGGTTGAGATAGTGACCGGCGCAGAGCGCAAAAAAGAGGCCACCTCCGTAGAGATGACCTCTTGATATTTCATTCGGTATAATCTAATTCACCGGCAAACACATCAGGAAGAATGGCGGTAGCAATTCGTCTCCCGCATCTTGGACAACGGAACGGATCAAATTTCCACAAGAGTTCCTTCTTACACGACAACGATGCGAGTGTGAACCCACAGCGTTCGCATACCGGCTTGAACTTCATGGTCGTTGTATCTGACTCTTCGCCAAGGAAGGTTCCTTCAAGCAAATCCGTCGAGTGGTCAACCTCCGCAAACCGCACCGGTTCGGTCATTGCGTCGTAGGCTTCGCAAGAAGTATCGAAGAGCATACCTCCCATCACCCCGTTTGCGCCATCCGTGCATAAGAGGCACTCGCCCCAACCGTCGTGGTGGATGCCGTAGCTCAGACCGCTCCACGGGTCTGATTCGTATGCACAGCCGAGCTCACCATGATAGTTTCCCTCGTCATCATGCACGCCGATGTGCAGCTTCTCCTTGCCGCAGAACGGACACCTATACATCTTCGGCGTCCCGTTGAGATCACACACAACGCCGTAACAGTACACCTCGCCCTCCTCCATGATCTTGAACTCTGCGTGTGGTAGCTCGGTCTCGTATGCCCATGAGCAGTCTCTTCCTTCGGGGCACCACACTGCTTTGATGGGCAGGGAACGTCCTTCTCCACGCTTGAGCACACCGCCCTCGAAACAGTCGGACTCTCCGTCTATTGCGCCCCTCAACTCTGCGAGGTCGTCGGATGCGCCGAACACGACGAGGAAATCCAGATTTTCTGCGAGGATTGCTTCATCTTCCGTTATCTCATTACCATACTGCCGCCCATCAAGTTTCGCGGCAAATTCTTCAACTGTCATTTCTTGTCCACCTCATCTATGAAAGTCGCCGCTTCATCTGCGACGTGCAGGAAGAACGCCAGCGGATTACGGCGGAAAGTATCTCCTGCGGCTCTGGCTTCACCCTCCTGCCACGAACTCATGTGATAGCGGATTGCGGTCGCTTCGTCTACTGACAGAGACATGAACTGCTGGAGAATGAAAACGCTCTTTTCACCGTGGCCGAAGACGAGCTTCTCGTTGATTTCATAGGTCGGGACGGTTTCCCAGATGAAAGCCCCGCCCCCATCCTGTTTCACTTTCCAACTCTCCGCAGCCGCAACCTTTTCAGGGTCGTATGTTTTTTGGTTGCGGTAACCCGGGGTGTACATATTGGCCTTGCAGAGGTCGTGGAAAAGAGCGACGATCGCTATGGACGTCTCGTTGTATGGGCTGTTCGTTACCCCCTCGTACTCGTCGTGCAGGAGCTTGTGTAGCCTTTTGTATACGTTCAGACTGTGCAGACACAGCCCGCCTGGTTCCGCGAGGTGATGACGGGCGCTCGCCGGAGCTTCATAAAAATCTGACTCACAATCAAGCCATGCCAGTAGCTTATTCAGATTTTTGCAGGAGATATTTTCTGTGGCTATGCGGATAAACTTTTTCTTGTTTTTCTCAATGTCGATCATATTGTTTCATTCCTCCTTTGGCGCAGTTGCCGGTTCCACATAGATAGCGTTCCTACCGGGCGTTATCCCAATTTCTCGCAATTCCTTGGCTGACAATGTGTGAGTGGATGTGAACACGATAGTCGCTGTCGTCCGGTTCGGGCAAGCGACACATTCACACAGGTGTGGGTTACTTGACTCATTTACCCGAAACGGGCAATTGCTGGCATAGCAATCCATTACTCGATCTCCTCCAACCAAAATTGGCTGCAACATTTGTCGCAGGGACGTGAACAGTCGAGTTTCAAATTCCTGTCAACGCTTTTAGGGCAAACGCTCAAGGCGCCTGAGCAATATCGCTCTGCGTTAGGCCATTGTTTCAGAAATTCGCTCTGTCGAGTCTTGACAGGGTTTTGTTCAGCCCATCGCTCGACAATACCAACTGCCTCTTCTGCGTGGTTAAAACACCATTTTGAACACATGACACTGGCCACTTCATCCAACGGGCAGCCATCGCATTTAGTCGAGAGGGCTCTAAGGTAGGCCGCACACATGCGGTTCTTCGTTTTGAGAAATCCAACTGCGTCCATCATTTACCCTCCATTTCTCGCCGCAGCGCAGCTCCCATCTTTACCTGCTCCTCCAGCGTTGGGGCGTGTTTGCACACAAAATTGCTAAGGAAGAAGCAGCCTGCGCACAAGCATCCTCTCGTAAACACCCAGCACCGATTACTCAGCGATTGGCAATCCTTCTTGAGGTTGGCGTTTTCCTCTTCCAAAGAGCCCACCTTTTCCTGATACTGCTTTTTCAACCTCGTCAGCTCCGCCTTGAGCCTTTTATTTTCCTCGGTCGCGTCCGAGGACATTTTGTTGCGAAATTCATTTAAGTCCATTCGTTACTCTCCTTTCCGCATGTGAGCAAAAATCTTTTGGGTATGGATTGTGCAGCCCGTCTTGACGCACGCAAAATCCATTCCCATTAGGCATCACCTCGTCTTTTTTCGGGCACAGCACAAACGAGAAATTCTCGTCGCAAGCATCACACTGCATCTGAAGCAGGTCGCACGTACACAGCAGATCATCAATGCTCATGTCTTTTACATGGAAATGTTGGCATTTCTTATCCCAGCAGTCTTTCGGAAATCTATCGTTCATCAGATGTATCATCCCTTTCTCTCGGAAACGCTATGATCGCACCTTCGTACAATTTGCTCCTGTCAACTTCGCAACTGTCAAGGAGTATTTCCCGAAGCCTTCCACGTACAATAGCTACGCTGGCGGCTATCACGTCGTCGGGAATATCAAGTGTTATTTTCATTTCTGTTCCCCGTCACCACCCGTAAAAGAGCACGGTTTTTGTTTCCCAGTCTATGGACTTATACAGCCTGACCAACTCGAAAATCTGGTGTTCATATTGATATGAATCGCTTATGGATTCATGCGTTTCATCAAGGTCAATAGCGCCGAGTCTCTCCCACCATTTAAGTCTTTCGTGGATAAAGTCGCGTATTTTATCTATGCTCTTGATGTCATCCCGCTCTATGGAAAAACCTCCCGGAAGAAATTGCTTTCCGCCGTCCACAAGTAAGTTTTTATACGCCTCTATGATTTTGCGCTTGTATATCTCGATAGCTTCAAGCACACCGGGCTTACCAACGACATACGGATCATAGTCCGAAACGTCCTCCTGAACTTCTTTGTCTGTAAACAGCGGTTCGCCTTTGCTATAAATCCGGTCTGCCGTATCGTCCCAATACAGTTTCCCAAATTCAAAGATTTCCTTTTTGTCAAGAAACTTGTTGTCGTTAAAAGAGAACCAGCCGTCCCCGCCTTCTACGCCCTCTGATTTTGCATAGTTACAAAGCTCACTCATAGTCATGTTTCTGATCGCTTCGCACTTGCTTTTATCAATAAGATAAAAATAATGCCTATATCCCATTTTCGTTGTCCTTTCTAAACATCACTACCCGAACCACATCATCGATCTGCACTTCCGTGTCCTCAAAGGGGAACTGGCCGCAATGCGGGCAGGCAATAGTGTCATGCACTTCGTCGAGACCGAGCTCGCCGCCAACCCAAAGAGGTGTGGTATCAACTATCACAGCGCCGTTATCCTTTTCCACAAAGGAATGTTTTGTGATCGTGTTTCCACCGTCAAAATTCTCCATCACAAGCTCTATTGCAGTGAGCTCACGACCGCACTTTTCACACTTCATTTTCTTTGCTCTCCCATCTGCCCCCACAAATCCTTCAACGCAAGTTCCCTCAAGACTTTGTCCGAATATGCCGGACATCTGTTTTGGGGTTCGACCCACTGTGAGAATCTTGTGCACCTGATCTTGTCGTCAATTTTTCTTTTTGGATTCGCGTACTCACAGTGTCGGCACTGTACTTTGTACGTCATCGCGTTCTCACCTCCGGTCATCCATAAAGCCCAAGACTCACAAACAGTCTCTTGGCTTCCTCGTCATACGCCTTATAATCCGGGTACTTATCCAGAATGTCAGCGTATTTGCACCGCTTCTGTCCGCCGCATGCCTTGCGGTCTTTGCAATATACGCATCCGTATTTCTTCTGCGAGTCCGGATTAACACCTACATATCCTTCCGAGCCGCCCAAGCCCTCGCGCGAGCCTTTTCGCACCTTGGTACAGCCGCAGTTTCTGACTCGTCCTGTGCGGATATCATAGCCACGGCGGACAAAGGTTTTCCCGCATATCCGGCAGCGGCAATTGAAATACGCCCCCAGAGTTCCGCCAGAGCGCTTTTCGTTGTAACTCAGGACTTCTACGTCGTGGAATGTTTGCCCTGATATGTCGATGATTTTCATGTTGTCTCCTCTATTGTCTCAAGCAAAGCAATCAGCCCAAAGAACGACCGCGGGTTTATCCCGGTCTTTTCCTTTGCCGCTGTCAAATGAAATTCCACTGTGGAGTTGTTCATGTTCAGCGCTCTGGCCGTAGCTGTGGCGTTCATATTGTTTTCGGCATAAGTGCAAATTACGCGCTTGCACTTCTCGGTTAATGGCCGTTGGCTTTTGTCCATTCGGCTTCCCTCCCCTCTGCATAATGCGAATATTTATTCATCCGGTAGAAATTCCGCGGGGCATATCATATTTGTCTCTATCAGGAACGCCAATTTGAACTGTGATACTGTAAATATTCCCTCTTTCACGAGAAATTCTACGCCGTGTTTCAGCGCTTCTCCATCAATCACGGTTCCTTGCGGATAGGAGACATACTGCACGACAAAGCGCTTTACCGCTTCAAATTGTTCGCTCGAAGCCCACACGGTAATCCCTCACCTCCGACATGTCTACAACGCTCAACCTTGCTTGGTAATGGAAATCACCAGAACCGTCCTGCCGGAATCTCCACTCTATGAAACGGCTAAGCTCCTTGGATGTAACGAGCTTTTCTATAAAGTCCCGCTTGGTGATCTCCTTTATAATATCTTCGCCGAAGGTTTCCACCTGTTCGCGTGAATATATCCTTGAAACTACGAACGTTTCAGGACGCAAATTGATCTGAACAACTTTAGGCGGCGGCAGTTGCTCTGTATACCCGCCCAGTTTGCGTATGATCCAGCTCTTAAATTTGTTCATCGTTCATTCTCCCTTCCATCACGAAAAGACTTTGCTGTGCCGTATATTCGTTGAAGCGCTCTTCTTGAAGCTTGAAATACGTTGGGTCTATTTCGCAGCCCACGAAATCAAGTCCTGCGTCATAGGCCGCGATTCGGCTGCTCCCGCTTCCGAGATGCGTGTCGAGGATTCGGTCTCCGGCGTACGCGTAGTTTTTGAAAATCCACTTATAGAGTGCTATCGGCTTCTGGGTTGGATGGTAGCGCTTCTCGTTCAGTTTTTTGTTACCCTGCATGGTAGCGCCCTCTTCAATGCTCTTGCCCTGCAGCATTCCGTTCCACATAAAGCGGACTATCCTGACGCTGGTGAAGAGATCTGTCGCGGCCAGCTCGCAGTCGGAGAAACTGCTTGAGGAATTGCACTTATCCCACACGATTCGTCCGGGTGTAAACGGGTAACGAAAGTAATTGCATCCCCACACTATGTAATGCTTGGCTACTCGCTGAAGCTCTGCAAAATACTCGACGCCGGGTATATCCCACTGTGGGGATATGGGATAATCTCGATGGACACCGATTTTGCTGACACGGCTGCCGTAATAGCCACGCCTTTCCGGTCCTGAGAAATACGGTGGATCCACAACTGCGAGGTCGAACGCCTTGTCAGGCACTCTGCGCATGTACTCCATGCAGTCGCAGTTGACTACTATGCTTTCGCTCATTTCATCACTCCCTTATACTTCATCTCCCCATGCATCCCAGCCGGGGAATCGTTCTCTCGCAAATATCTCTATGCGCGGCTCATAGCTCACCAGTTCTATCATACGGCGCATTTCTTCGGGCTTGCAGCTATGCACAGTTTTGGGGGCATAGAATCCCGTTTTCCCCTGACAGCGTTTACCTTCGGGAGAAACTTTGTAAGGCAAACGCTTCTTCGTCGTGGCAAATATGCAATGTTCAGTCAGTCCTCTGTAATACTGTCCCAAGCCCTGCTGATTCTTCATCCACGTTACCGTTGTCACGTACTCGAATCCCCACGCCTTCACACATTCAATGGCGGCGGGTAGATAATTGTTTGTCGCCCAGCAGTATAAGTGGCACCCGTCAGTGGCTGCGAGCTGCATAACCGGGAGCGCCTTAATTTCGGCAACTGACATTAAACTGTAGTGCTTGTCTGCGCCGCGCTTGATTTTGCCGCCCCCCCGCTCCGGCCACGGCGGGTCTATGTAGATTGTGCGATACTTGCCGCTTGGAAAATCGCTCATACGCCCTCCTTGATTTTGAAAAACTGACAGCCGCGGCCTTTATCGCAGTCGTTGGCACAGAACCGGCATGGATTCGCATCGAGCACCAACAGTTTGATGATCCTGCACAGCCGTTCTATCTCGCGCCTCTGGTTCTGAATAATCATGTCTTTAGGTGTCATATTTTGCCGTCCACCTTTCCAATGCGTCTTGATTCCATATCCGAACTGCTTTCATCTTCCTCTTGTACCAAGGCCGTTGTGCGCCAGCTCCACAAACCGGGCAGATGTACCTATAACGATTTTTGTGAAACTGCAACACAGGACTGGCTTCCTTTCCACACTCACACACTAAGAAAATGATATTCATCCACCCCCGCCTATTCATCGTCGGAGCACTTGTCAATCGTCACAACACGTATGATGCCCGCATTAGCGATCATCCTGCGGCAGATGGGGCAAGGTTCCGGGGCTTCGAGAGGTTCCCATATAATATGTGTTATCTCTCCGTCGCGCCCCAGTGCCATCCGCGCCCACTCTCCATACAGATACATCGTCGCGCCAAGCATTTCGCTTCTGGAAGCCGATATAATAGCGTTCTGCTCTGCATGGACACTATGGCAATCGGAGTAATCCCCGCTGTTACTGGGCTTGTCCAGACGCTTACAGGAGCCTATATCACAGCAGTTCGGCTCGCCGCGAACAGAGCCGTTGTAGCCCGTGGCGATTATCTCGTCGTTCTTCACGACAACTGCGCCATACCGACGTTTGAGGCAGGTACTCCTCTGCGATACGGCTTGAGCTATTTTAAGGTAGTAGGCATCTTTCGAGATTCGTTTCATTCCGCACCCTCCGTTTCTATGTCTTCGATATCCAGCTGCCCCGGCAGAACGCCGTCCTCCATCCACCAGTGGTATACATCGACGCCGGTGTGCCACGACTCGGCGCTCAATCCGCGTTTCTTGCGTTCGTTCAGCATTCTTTCAAAAGCGTTGATGTACATTCTCTTGTACTTCAGGTAGCGGGTAAACTCTCTATACCGCATTTTACCTGCCATCGGGCAGCCGACACAGCCCACGCGATGCCAGCCCTCGCAGTACAGCGGATTACATTCAACGTGCTGATCTGCGAGGAAATCCCACACGTCGGATTCCTGCCAGTCGATAATCGGATTGCAGACACGCTTTCCTTTGAGTGTGCAGGTCTCGAAGAGCCGCCGATCTTCATCGTTGTCATTGTTCAGCAGTATTGACTTCTTTCGGTCTGTGTGGATGATTTCGAGACTGCTGCGGTTGTTCTTTCTCGCGGTGCTCTCCGCCCAGCGGACGCCCGTCACTATGAATCTGTCACGTCCAGTGGCCTCTTTAAGTACAGCGCAGCAGTATCGACCGAGTCGTGTCGGCGGCATAAGCTTAATCGGTATGAGTTTCCACATACTTGTAGGCTCGCCCTTATACGTAGGATAGCAGATCGTATAGCTAACGCCTTTGAGTTCGTATTCCTTGGCGCGTTTACGGACATGATAGACAGTCTCGGGCGCGTCCGCGGTCGTGTGAGAGTGGCTGATCTCCAAGGGAATCCCTGCGTTCTCCGCGAGCTTGCAGATCACTGCGCTGTCCTTGCCGCCGCTGTCAGTCAGCAGTAGCGGACGGTGATACAGGTGCAGCGACATATCCGACGCCAGCCGCAG